AACCACGACTGAGCACCACGAATTCACCGTAGAAGATGTCCGTAGCGTAGCCGTACTGAATCGGCAGGGAACGGGTAGAACCCGCAAACACCTGCCCACCGATCAAATTGATCGGCTTTAGCCCGTAAGGGGCGTCTACCGAGGGGTAGGCCATGTGAGACTCCTAAAGTTTAAGTACCGCGTCCGAACGACACCTCAGACTTGCGCTCTCGGAAAAGAGGCATGCGGGGGTCACTCTCGCGCATGTAGTTGTTGTCCACTGACGCCATCTGCCCATCAGCTTGACGCTGATAAAAGGCGTTCCGTTGTTCAGTGAACTCCTTCGGTGTTTTGCAAAGCATCAGGCCACCGATCTGAATGCTGTCCGGGAAGCGGCCCGCGCCGGTCTCCGCAACATACGTCTCTGGGTGATCACTAGCCTTGACGGGCTCCCAGCCCTCTTGCAGCTTCATGGAAACATTGCGCGGGTCGGCGTTACCAAGGGTACTCACACGAATCCAGCGCATGGCATATCCAGGCTCCTCATTTACATGGGGAAGCACATCAGGAACCATCCACTGCTTGGGCCTCTCAGCCTTCGCTCGGGTTTCCAGTTCACGGGGATTACGTTCAGCCATTTTGTCTCTCCAACTTAGCCACTTCAATTGCGTACTGTTGCGGGGTGAGCCCGTATTTCTTCGCCAACGCAAGCTGTGTTTGCGTCAAGCGAACCTTTCCGGTCCCGGTTGTACGTGCTGCAGAGGCCACAACCGTGGTCGGGCGTTTCTGCTTGGTGTCTGCTCCGCCGAAGATTTCGGGGAACTGGGTTTTCATGCGACCGTCAATCTGGTCGAAGTACTCATCCGAGCGAGGGTCAGTGCCCCCGTTGACTAGCTTCTGGTGCAGCCCTAGTGCGTAGCTGGTGTATTCCTCGAACCCAGGCTGACCGAACCACTGGTTTTTTGCCTGCCAGCGCAGGGACTTTTCGTCCGGTTGCACCTGGGCTTGCGGTGCTGGTTCGGGTTGTACCGCATATTGCGTTTCTTGTAAAGCGGGGGCACGAAAATTCTTTGCCGTCCGCATTTCCCAAGTCGCTTCTGCCAACGCCTCTTGTGCAGCGATGATGGCGTCCGTGTCGAACGCCTCTTGTGCGGCCTTGAGGTTGCGGCGTGCGGTCTCAAGCTGTGTCTCGGCTTCCTTGCGCGCCGAAGAGATGATGACCTCTTGCCCTTGATTAACGTTGCGCTTGAGCGCGTTGTTCTCGTTGATCAGGTGCTGCGCGAGGCGCTCAAGCTCAGCTTTTTCACGGGCCACCGCTTCTTTCTGCCGTCGCTCGTCGTGGCGTGCATGCGTCAACTCCTTGATGCGCGACTGCACCTTGTCGGAATAAGACTCGATCTCGTCATCCGTCGGGTCCGCAACCTCCTTGTCCAGCGGCTTGCGGCCACGGTCTTTTTCAGGGGTGTCATCGACAATCTCGATCTCGATTTCGTCAGTAGCGTCTGCGGGCTTTTCAGCCTCAATCTCATCGGGGAACTTAAATTCGTTCATGTGTTACTCCTTATGACCGCTTGATGCCGCGTGGATCTTGGACGACCGCCTCAACGCTGTCGTCGTTGATGATGCGAAACTCTTGGCCGTGGATCTTCAGCCGCGTACCAGAATTGGGCCGAACCAGCACGAAGTCACCGACTTTGCAGGATGGACCACTAGGGAACCGAAGAGGATCTTTGTAGCAGTCTGGTCCCATCTTGGCGACAAACAGAACTGGGCTCATCACTTCTTCAAAGTGCATGGTCTGCCCTGCTTTGACCAGACCACTTTCGTACTCTTCCTCCGCTTTAGGCAGAACGCAGAGCAAGTGGTAGGTCACAGGATCAGGCACTTGTCGGGCCTTTTCCTCATCAGTTTGCGGCAACACGGTTGTGTTTTGGCCGTCGCTCAGGAGTAGTTCACTCATCGTCGTCTTCCGCTTTCTGTGCAAGGTCAAGTAAATAACGCTCCGCGATGGCTAGACCTTGAATGACACCGCAGAGTTTTTGATACTCATCGAAGCTGCGACATGCTCCGCCGGAAAGCGAATCGGCGTAGTTGTTCATGTCTTCACGAATCTGTTGACGCAATACGTCGGCAAACTTTTTGATCATTTAGGCGCTCCTTGCTTCTTCGTGGCAACGTCATAATCAAGCGCCTTGCTACGGGCTTGGAATTGTGTTTGTGTGCGAGTCTTAGCTACCTCGATACCCATCCGAACGCCTTCGCGTTCTTGTTGTGCAATGAGGTTGGCCTTGTCACGCTCAATATCTGCTTGGGTTTTCATCGCCCGAAGCTCCAGATCACCCTTGACTTTTTCTTCCTCAAGCTCTTGGCGGTCGGCTTGAGCAGCAGCATCGAGGGCCATCTTCTGCGCTCTCATCTGCGCGTCCTGCTGCGCCATCTGGGCCTTGGCCTGCGCCTCGGCTTGCTTGATCTGAAGCTCTTGCTGGCGCAACTGAAGCTCCATCTGCTGCATCTGGAGCACGGGGTCTTGTGCCTGCTGCTGGGCTTGTTGCTGTGCGGCCTTGGCCATGTCCTGCTGGAGCACCTGCTGTGCGGCCTGGGCCATCATGCTGCTGAGCGCGATCTCGATCTGCGGCGGGAGCTTCTCGTCCTCCGGGGGCAGCGACATGCCAAGCTGCTGCTCGATCTTCTGGCGCATGAGGTAGCCCACATGCTCTGCAACGTGTGCAGTCAGCGCGGCCTGGATCTGCGGTGCGCGGGGGTTCTGCCCGATGAACTGCGCCACCACCGGGTCTTGCAGCAGCATCATGTGCACCTGGATGTGCGACTGGTGGTCCTGGTGCAGGAACGCCTTCATGGGCTTGTTCTTCAGCACGTTCTGGTTCTCAGTCACCGGATCCTTGGGCAACTGATCCTCCTCGATGGGCACAAGCTTCTCGGCGTTCTTGATTCCCAGCACGTCCAGCATCGCTCGGTGCAACTGCGGCAGGTCGTAGATGTCCGGTGCCATCTGCGCCATCTGAATGACGGCTTGGTACTGCACCACGCGCTGCGACATGGTCGCCGCGTTGGGATCGCTGACGGGGATGACATCAACGAGGTCGTAGTCCGCCTTCTTGGCCTTCTTCGACCCATACTCGGGATCGTAGGTGTAGTCCGGGTCCGTGTAGTCACGGATGATGTTTTTGAGGAGCTTCAACTCCTGTTTGAGCGAGTAGTGCGTGCGGGCCTGGACTGCCGTCAAGACCTTAAGCTGGCGCTCGAGCAGCGCCAGGGTGGTGCCCACAGGCGTCTGGGCGGACATGTCCGACACCTTCATGTCGGCAGTGGCAGCGAAGCGTCTGCCCTCGTCCACGATGTTGCCGAGCAACTGGTACAGGACCGTGGAGGGCTCCTTGTACGGCAGCGGCAGGATGTTGTCCCTCAGGGCACCAGAGGGGATGTCCACGTCCCGGAACTCGCCCGGGGCGATGGGGGTGTCGTCGCCCTTGATCCGCAGGCCACGGCTCTTCAGACCGCCAGGGAGATTGCTCAACGTGCCCGCGTCCACAAGCTGACGCATGATGCTCGTCGCACTCTTGGCGAAACCACCAATCAGGTGGAACAAGCCGAAGCCGTACGCACCGAAGCCAGGGATGTACTGGTAGTGAACGAAGTGCTGGCGCTTGAGTTTGAGCTTGTCATCCTCGTTCCAGTTGCGCCGTATAGCCAGGATGTCGTTGGTGCCCTTGATCAGCGTGACCACGTAGGGCAGCGCAATCTCCGAGTCTTCCCCTTCACCGTACGGGTCTTCCTTGATGCACAGATCCACGTGCACCTCGTACAGCGTGAACCTGTCGTCATTCAGGTCACTGAAGCCTGTCTCTTTGTCCTTGGCTTTCTGGATGTCTGTCAGGTGTTTGTCGGGCTCGCCTAGTTCCACATCGCGGTAAAACCCCGCTGCCTGCAGCTTGAGAATCTCGTTCTTGCTCTTGCGCATGACGTGCGTCAGGCGTCTACAGGTGTCGAGATCCGTGGTGCCATAGGGCAGGAGAATGTCTTCTGCGGGCACGAACATGGAAACTTGGCGCTCCAGGCTCGGGTCGTAGTACACCTTCTTGAACGCCGAGCCCGTGGCCGGGAGGCTCCACAGCATGCGCTCATGCTCTGGACGGAACTCCTTCATCGTCTCGGTCAACTCGAAGTTCATGTCGTCCTGAACCCGAATCGCGGCTTCCTTGACGTCTGGCGTCTCTTTGCCAATGATCTTGGTCCGCACCGGCCCCTGCGCGGGGAAGGTTTCGGTGATCATCTCGGACTGGAACCGCACCACCGCTTCGGTGATCATGGGGTGGAACACGCCACACGCGCCGTTCCACGGCTCGGTGCGCTCTTCGATCTGCAGACCCAAGAGCTTCAGGCCCTCGGTGTAGGCTTTCTCCCAGTCCTTGCGGGAGTTTTTGTCCTGATCGATATCGCCCTCGATATCGCCGCCGATGGTGTTGAGCGCCCCCTCGTCAAGCTCATCGGCAAGGTTGGCCGTGAAGTCCTCGCTGCCCTGGCTGGTAGGCATGAGGTCGATCTCCAAGCCGTCAATGCCGATGCTGACCCCTTTGGGGTCTTCGATCTCAATCTCGATGGCTGGTCCAGCGTCAAAATCCCCTATGGGCAGAGAGGGGTCGCTGTACACCGCTTTGTCGATATTCGTTGCCATGTGCGCTTTCAGTAGTACGCAGCCCGTCTCAGGCTGCGGAAGTGTCGGGGCTCCTCGGGCTCATCGGACGGCAGGCGTATGAAGCCTCCGTTGCGCATGCGCATGAGCGCCTGGGTCATCGTATCAACATAGTCGTCGTGCTCACCAGCGGGGAAGGCCGCGACCTCCTCCACAAGCTCTCGTGCCCAGCGGGTGTCTGGCACCCACACACGGCCTGAGGTGAACATGTCGGACACCGCGTTCAGGCGCACCACCTTGTCGTTGCTGGTGCCGTTCTTGCCTCGGCTGGGGCTGAACTCGCTGATGGGTATGCCCATCGCCCGAAGCTCCTGAATGAGCGGCGCTCCAGCAGCTTTCTTCTCGATCAGACACGCATCAGGCTCCCACTCGTTGTAGTACTCACTGGCACGTTTCTTGAGATCCGGGAATGCCCACCGCCCTTTGATCGCGTCTAAAAGAATGATATGTGCGTTATCGTTGTCTTCCTCGTTGAACCACACACCCCACGTGGTGCATGCGCTGTAGTCAGCGCTGGTCTTGGTCTCGTGCGCGGTATCCCACGACTGGATGATGTACTCACAGGATGGTGGGCGCTCTGGCTCCCAGATCTTCCACATCTCGCGCTTGATGACCGCTGCCACCTCCGAGGTGGGGTTCTGCATGTACTGCGCCTGCCAGAACCTCGGGTCCATGCCCGCACGCTTGGCCTGAAGCTGCTCCAGGGGCCACTGCTCAGGCCACAGAGACTTCTCCTGCGGCGTGTGCTCGTGCATGATGGCCGGAAGCTCCACGATCTCCCACTTGTCCGCGTCGGGATTCTTGATCTGGTGGCTGATCAGCATGCCCGTGAGGTCCAACTGAGACCACCGGGTCATGATCACGATGATCGCGCCCCCTGGCATCAGGCGCTGCAGAGGCCCTGTCTGGAACCAACCCCATGCAGCGTCGAACGGCGTGCGTGTGCCTGCCTTGATGTCCTGTTCTGAGTGCGGATCGTCAATGACGAACAGGTCAGCGCCCCGACCGGCGATGCTACCACCGACGCCAACAGCGTAATACTGACCTCCGGCACTCGTAGACCATTTACCTGACGCTTTTTGGTCCTCTGAGACCTGCGTATCGGGAAAAATGGTGTTGTATTCGGGCGTTTCGATGAGGTTTCTGATGCGCCGACCGAAGTCTTCTGACAGAGACGACGTGTGCGTCCCCATGATGATCTTTTTGTGCGGGAATTTGCCCAAAAAGTAGGCCGGAAACAGGTAAGAACTGAACTCCGACTTGCCCATACGAGGCGCGATGTTGATAATCACCCGGCGTTTAACGCCGGAGATCACTTCTTCGAAAATTTGTGCAAGCTTTCTATGGTGGGCGCCTTCTTTGAAGCCTGGATAGCTGAAATGAGCGAAGCCTAAGAGGCTGTTTTGCGCAGCCGTTAGGCGGTGTCGGCGCTCTTTCTCTTCTAGGAGGTCAAAAAGCTCCATTTTCTCCCGCACACTCATAGTGGGGAGCGCGGCCTGGATGGCCTGCGCCTGCTTGGGCGTCAGGAAATCAGGCAGCTTCATTGCTGAGCAGGGGAGTTACGTCTGTCGGGGTAACGTCGGTGACGTTCATGAACCGCGCCAGCTTCTCTTTGAGCTTGCTCTCAAGCTCCTGATCCGTGATGTCCGTCTTTTTGACCTCAACTCTGTCGGTGAAGAGCGCCACCTCAGTGACCCGGCCCAGCAACTCCAAGGCACGCAGGCGGATGCGGGCATCCGGGTGCTCTACCTCTTCGAGGATCTTCGACACCGCGTAACCCCGAAGCTCCTTGGCCTGATTGACGAACTCCCAGTCATAGGCTGTGAGCATGCCCGTGAGGTGGCGCACCGCAGCGGGTGTCTTGAGCGCCAGCAGCGCTGCCTTCTGCTTGGGATCGGTGTCGGGCTTGACGAGCGCCTGGAACGCGCTCTGCGCCAGCGAGGAGGCTGCTGCGGCATCTGCCGTGTCGGCAGTGGGCGCTCCCATAGACTCGAGCCAGTTTGCCGTCTCGTGCTGCGCGTTGATGAGCGCTTGCGGATCAGCCTTCTCCAGGGGGAGTGTGTCTGCGATATTGCAGACAGGCGGCTCAAAGTCAATCAGGTGGTCAAGCATTTCAAAGCGGGGCTTGCGTCCGAGTTTGGCGCAGTGTACAGTTGGGTCTGTCTCCTTGCAAGTCCTTACTTGCTTTCTCCCTGAGGTAGCCGCAAGGCTCCTTTTAGCGCCCCGAAGTTCGGGGCATTTTTTTGTATGGTAGTGTCAAGAGTTGGACAGAAAAAGTCTGGGATTTTGTAGAAATTTTTGCTGCGGTTTGTAGAAGATGTGTTAGGGGCGTGTTTAATACACATAAATAAGCTGGCGGGAATATTTTTGTATTTTTTGTGTAGTATGGGGTGGGAGAAAAGTAAAGTACGGAACTGAAGTTTGAAAAATTTGTGTAGTGTGGGGTGCAGCTAAAACGTAAAAATTTGTGTAGTATGGTTGTGGATTCGTGTTCATACAACAACGTCCCCCTCGCTACCAAACCAGGGGGTGGGGGTATAGTGGGGTCCGAGGGTACGTCAAAAGGGGGGAGAAGAACCCCCATATGGTAAAATAGCATCAGCGGTTGGGGATTCGCCCTAGTCGCATCAACCGGGGGAGAAATCTCCCCCACATCGGAGAGAGCATCATGAAGAAGTTGATTAGCATGAACGAGTTCGCACACAACCTCGGCCAACACGTTCGCCTGACACGAGACGCGTCGCTGCCCTTGCACAACATCTACGTTGCCGCAGAGCCTGAGCAGCAGGGCGAGATGCGGGTTTCGTGGCTCCTTAACCACCTGACCGGCCAGGGCTACACGCCCAAGCAAGCCGAGAGTGTCTGCGCCGCATCGCGCAACGACCGCAGCGCAGAGCAGCAGCGCGACTACGACAAGGCGCGTGGTGACTTCACCTACCACATCGTCCGCAGTGTCTCAGCCAAGGCCGAAGTCGCGCCCAAGACTGCCAAGATCCGCCTGCCGAACGGCACGGTCGAGCGGGTCGCTGAGGCCTACGTCGGCCTGACCCGTGAGCAGATCATCGCGGCACACGAGCGTGCTCTGGCTACGCTGGACTTCGAGTGACCAACCGGGGGAGATTTCTCCCCCATTCCGCTACGAGCGTAGCGGGCTGCGTTCGCGCAGCCCAGTGCGCTTGTTGCCCTCGTCGAGGGCGGCGTGCTAGGAGAGAGATCATGAACGCGATGGAATATGTGCACGACGAACCCGCTGCCAACACGTACGTTGCCCTGCGGGCAGAGAACGCGGCTCAACTCCTGAGCGAGATGCAGTGGGTAAAAGGCGCTGTGGAAGGCGTGTTGCAGTGCCACATCTACGGGCACTCCATCCTGTGGGATGTGACGGGCAGGCTTCACGCAGGCAACCATGTCGGCAAGTACGAGGTGTGGTTCAGCGGGGAAGACGAACCTGACGCTTACCTGACGCTGGCCCAAGTGTTGGCAGTGGTGCTGGCAAAGAACTGGTAAGCGTAGCGGCTAAAGAGGACTGCGTGTCCTCTTTGCCAGTGCGCTTCGCACTAGGCGCGGCATGGGCCGCGCTTCATTTGAAGGAGAGAGTGATGAACATCATCAAGGAAGTCCGTGCTGCCTGGGTGCAGCGTGAGATCAAGCGCCTGCTCCCGCAGGCCAGCCACAAGGCCGAGCCTGTGGCGCAGAGGCACAACCCTGCGCGTGCTGCCAAGAAGGCGGCGAAGAAGGCGTAACCACCGGGGGAGATTTCTCCCCCACCTCAAGGAGAGAGTGATGACAAAGCGAGAAGCCCGCAAGTGGCTGGAGTCCGCGCAACCCCTGATGGTGTGCGGCCCCCTCATCGAGTTCAAGCAGCGCCTTCAGTGGCTCAGCGAAGGCATGCTGAAGAACCACATGCAGCCCCACGGACACACACCCTGCCCGCAAGAGCAAGCCGACTATCGCACCTACAAGGAGATGGTATGAACTACTACCTTCGCATGGGAAACGACTACCTCACTGGCGCAGAGCGACACACCACGCTGCGCGACGCGGTCGCGGCATTCCGTGAGGTAGCCCACGAACTGTGGGGGTACGGCCAGCGCATCGACGCCAGCGTGCACATCGCCGCCAAGCGCAGCGAGTGTGATGAGTACCCCGACTACGTCCTGTCAGTCGGCCCGCGTGGTGGCGTTCGTTGCGAACGCGCCTGACTTCAAAGAGGACAACCCGTCCTCTTTCAACCTAGGAGCAGACATGTCCAAGTCCTACAAGGGTGAAGCCCGGGCGCAAGCCCGTGCAGACCAGCAGCGCCGTGCTGCGCGTGCTGCGAAGCGCGCTGATAACTTCTATGAATCGCACGATTCAATCCTTGAATCAAACGAGCCAAGCAAGAACCGTGCCAAAAGGGTCGATGGACGCGAGTCCCGTAGCCAATCCGCGTTGGACAGTAGGTTGGCGCGTCCAAGTCCTTGATTCTTCTATATAAATATAAATAAATGGTTAAGGTTATAGTTATGTATGTATGTGTCTGGATGGACGAGTACATATCCAAGGGCGACCGCCATCCAGATTTATTTTTCCCTTTCTGCAGGTTCCCTGTCTACACTTTCCGTTTTGGCTTTACACTTGGCCAGCTTTCGGAAAACCTCAATGCTGACAACGCTCCGCCGTTGCCAAACTACTGTCCAGTAGACGTTCGGTTTGGGGTAGCACTGGACGCAAATTGTCAAGCACTTGACAAAGAGGACAGCATTGTCCCCATTCAACCAAGGAGGCTCACGCCTATGACCACGCCGTACTACAACCGATTCCTGCACCTCGGTGTGCAGGCAACCTGCCCTGGCTGCGGGCGAACGCTGCGCTTGCACGAGTTCCACAAGTGGTGGGGCAAGAAGCGCATCCTGCGCTCACTGTGCACTGTGTGTGAGCCCGAGAAGGCTTTCGAGGACATGACCCCGACCGAGCGGCGGCAGGCGGTGGACAACCAACGCCCCTACGCCACGCCCATGAGGATGCGCAACCAGAACGCTGCCGACATTGAGGCGAAGAAGGCCCGTGCCCGTGCCAAAGCGGACAAGCGTGTGAAGTCCAAGCGCATCCAGGCGTGGGCCCCCTTGATGCGGGAGTTGCGGCAGGAGAAGGCGTGGTGTGTGCGTAACCAGATCACGCCAGCATCGCCGGAGTGGGCCGTGTTCTTCGAGGCGTACGAGACTGCGCTCAGCGATGCGCTACGCAAGGTGATCAAGCACAAGGGGCAGACCTCAAGGATCGAGCCCACGCCTGCTGAGCAAGAGCCTATGCATTGGCTGTATCCCGAGACGCTGCAGTCCCTGCGCCGTCTGTATGCATCGTGCCCCGTGGTGCGAGGTCGTCGGTTGTACCGTGACCCGTTGTGTTTGTCTTGGTAAATGAAAGGAGAGAAGTGATGAAAGAAGTTTGGTATGTGCGGGGCGCTGACCCTGATTCCCCGATGCCTGTGTTGTTCGCCACCAAGATGGCGGCGGAGATGTACGCACGGCAAGAGTTCCCCCACGCTGACCCTGATGAGCGCTATGCCCGCATCTTCTACAAGTCTGTGTGGGAAGAGAGCGATATGAAGGAGCACGCTAATGCCCGGGCTTAAGTACCCCCTGAAGCTAGGCTCCCTGCCGCACGCTGCGCTGGCACCACAGCCATGTCCCACGCGCAGCCTGCCTGACTACGACACGCTGTACAAGCGTATGGTGGACAACGGCGGGTGGTTCGTGCTGCGTACGGACCCGAGCGAGGACAGGCCCACCACATCGGGCTCCACCGAAGCGCCCCTCGTGAAGATGGTCAACAGCCACTTCCGCACTGTGCGTAAGCAAGCGCTCCACATCCGGCGCTTGGCGCTTGATGCGTGGTACATCGAGCTTGGTAAGAAAGGAGAAACCGATGTCGAGTGAAGATATCGGCCTGTTGGCTGTGTGCGTGGTAGCCGCGTTGCTACTGATGTTCGGGGTCATCTGACCCCATGAGGAGTAATGCAATGAAGACAAATGAACTGACCGGAGCCGCCCTTGATTGGGCCGTGGCGACATGTGAAGGCAGACCGTACAGCGTGACGCTGGACGATATCAAGGGGGCGCCTCCGTTGGTTGCGCCTATCTTCAGTCCCTCCACCTCCTGGCAGGAGGGTGGGCCGATCATCGAGCGGGAGTGGCTCGACGTAACGCCGTGGCCTAACGAGAGTGATGAAGATTTACGGTGGCAATGCGTGCAGCACGACAGCACTGACTGCCTGTTCTTTGGCCCCACGCCTCTTATCGCAGCCATGCGATGCTACGTCGCCTCCCGCCTGGGCGACACCATCAACATCCCGGAGGAACTTCGGGGTGAGTAACCAGGGGAGGTTTCTCCCCCAACCGTGGGGGCTGCGGCCCAGCCCCGACCAGTGTCAAAGGGGTGTCAACACCCCATTCAAAGGAGATTCACATGTTTGATCTGAACCAAATCCTGTCCGCTGCCCTGAACGCTGCTGTGCAGCAGGCTATCGCTCCGCTGGTGGAGCGGATTGCCGTGCTGGAACGGCGTATCGACACGCTCAGTTCGCAGCATGTAGCGATTGGGGAGCGCCTTGCTGCGCTTGAGAACAACCCCGCCATCGGGGTGGACACCACGCTGACCAACCGTGTGGTGGCGCTTGAGCAGCGCATGGACCACGTCATTGACGCCAGTGAGCAGCGTATCCGCGAGATCGCAGAAGCCGCTGCGGAGCAGGCAATGGACAACCACTGCGAGAGCTACGACCACGACGAGTACGACAGCGTCGTCAGCAACTGGAACGACGAAGACCCGGCTGACTTCCTGCGTGAAGGCGATCTGCATGACCAGATCGACGACCGCGTCAACGAGACGCTGCGTAACGCCACGTTCAGCATCAGCATCTAAGTTCCCCGGGGGAGATTTCTCCCCCATCACCAAAGAGGACATCCCCGTCCTCATTCAACTCTAGGAGAAAGCAACCATGAAGAAGTTCACACAAGCCAAGCAAGACGCCATCGCCAACGTGCACCGTGCCGCGCTGCGCGTCCGCATACTGGAGGCACCTGCCGTGCAGGCCATCCTGCAACTCTTCCCACGCAACGTCCGCAAGGATGTGCGGGTCAGCTGCTCTGACTACAGCAACAACATCACGTTCTCGCTGTTCATGCGCGACCTCGACTCGCTCAAAGCTAAGCCCCTCCTGCGCGTGCTCGAAGCGTTCGTCTCCGACCCGGGCTGGGACTCCTCATCCAGCGACTACACCCACGACAAGCCCAACCGGGACTATCGGTTCAACAAGAAGCTGCCCATCCCGATGCCAGCTACCCCTGCGGCACGCTGGCTGGAGAAGAACGCTTACTTCTGGCACGACGACAAGACCACGCTGCCCGTGGAGATCAACATCTTCATCAGCGCTTACGTAAAACAAGATTCCGACTCTTGTCGGATAGAAGTAGTTGAGAGGATTGAAGAGGTCGTGATCAAGGAAGTGAAGCGCATCGTCTGCGCCTGACTGCGTCAGGCGTGCCACCCGCCCCTTCGGGGGCTTTTCTTTTAGGAGTAATGCAATGACAACCAACAACCGACACTTCTTTGCCGCGTCCATTTGGGGGTGGAAAGTTGACACTGACATCGAGCGGTTGATCCGCACCATGAAGAAGGAAGGGCACCCCTTCGGTCTGTACCTCGTGCCTGTCGGCATGGACATGGACTACGACATCGAGTTTTACAAGCCCATGGTAGAGGGGGCTGTGTTCCTCACCACCATCCACCCCAAGACCAAGTAAGGAGTACCCCAATGACTTACCAATCCCTCCCTCCCCTCAGCCTTGCTGAGGCTGACGCTGACCAAGAGGCATACCGCCAGTGGAAGGCACTGGACGCGTACATCACCGATGGTCCCTGCCGTGAGTGGCACCTGTGCTGGGACGGCGACGTCGCTGAGCCCGTGCTCAAGGGCACCAAGGCCGCTACCCACCGTGGCGAGGTTGACACCATCATCGGTGGCCGCGCACCCCGTCACTCCGGCAGCACAGGCCGCGTGTGGACCGCTGACGGACGGGAGTACTTCCCCACCGTCTTCGACATGAAGTGGGTTCTTACAACTGAATAAAGCTTCCTGTGCCCACAGGAGTGTGATACAGTCAAGTCTTTGACACCGTGGCCGCTGCGGTTCAGCGGCACATCAACTAGGAGAAACCAAATGGCTCATCAAATCGACACCACCTCCCTGAACCGCGCTTCCTACGCCAGCACCCAGCGTGAGTGGCACGGGCTGGGTGAACTCATGCCCGTCGGGCAGGACGTGGAGGCCTGGGCGACAGCCGCAGGCATGGAGTACAAGGTGCAGCGTGCCACCCTTCGGTATGCTACATCCCGCCTCGACGAGGCGCTGGCTACTGTGGGAGAGCTTAAGAAGGTTGAAGACCGCCTTGTCCTCTTTCGCTCCGACACGGGCGCACCCCTGGGCGTTGTCTCTGACAGCTACAAGGTAGTGCAGCCCCGTGAGGTGCTCGAGTTCTTCCGTGAGTGGGCGCAGGCCAACTCGGTCACCATCGAGTCAGCGGGCGTGCTGTTCGGAGGCAAGCGCTACTTCGCCACGGCGAAGATGGCGAACGCAGTGGCAGTGGCGAACACAGGCAAGGACACTGTTGTGCCCTACATCCTGTTGAGCACATCTGCCGATGGCTCACTCGCCACCGAGGGCAGGCTCACTCAAGTACGCACAGTGTGCAACAACACGCTGAGCGTAGCGCTCAAGGGTGCGGCGTCCTTCAAGATCTCCCATCGCACCACGTTCAAGGCGCAGGAGTGCCGAGGCATCATCGAGTCTGCCCACGAGGAGTTCGGCGCGTTCATGGAGATGGCACGCAAGCTTGCATCCATCAAGGTCGAGTCCAAGCTGGCCGAGGACATGACTGCCCTGCTGTTGACAACTCCAACCAGAAACATCGACGCCGCGAAAGATAGTGCGGGCTTTCACCGCATCATGGGGTTATTTCAAGGCGGGGGCAAGGGCAGCACGCTCGAGACTGCACGCGAGACTTCGTGGGGCTGGCTGAACGCGTGCACCGAGTACGTGGACCACCATGTCCGTGCCCGCTCGGACGAGAACCGCACGGCATCCGCCACCTGGGGCCCAGGCGCTGACCTCAAGCAACGCGCAGTCGAGATAGCGCTGGCAGCGTAATTCGTGGGGGGCTTCGGCCCCCTGTTTTCAATGGGGACATCGTTGTCCTCTTTCACTTAGGAGAAAGCAATGAAACTCAGCAAGACCAGCAAGCTTGACGGTATCCTCTCGTGGAGCCTGCAAGCGCTCGACACCTGCCCAGGTAGCGTGTCGCACAAGAACGAGCTCGTGGACGCATGCAAGGGTTGCTACGCCACCACGGGGAACTACGTCTTCGCCAACGTCAAGGCACCACGCGAGTTCAACCGGACCGACTGGCAGCGCGACGACTGGGTGCCCGACATGGTCGTCGCGCTCATCAATGAGGACTATTTCCGCTGGCTTGACTCCGGCGATCTGTACTCCCTGGACCTTGCGTGGAAGGTGTATCAGGTCATGGAGGCTACGCCCTGGGTTGACCATTGGTTGCCCACGCGCATGTACAAGTTCGCCAAGTATGATGAGGTGTTCAAGGCCATGCGTGCGCTGCCCAACGTCAGCGTGCGCTTCTCATCCGATAGTGTCGCGGGTGAATTCACGCCAGCGCTGCATGGCAGCACTATCATCAGCCACAAGTCCGAGGCACCGGAAGGCGTCAAGGTGTGCGAAGCGTACGAGCACGACGGTATGTGCAGCGGGTGCCGCGCATGCTGGGATGCCAGCATCCCGGTCATTGCCTATGTGGCCCACGGTAAGAAGATGGGCAAGGTAATTCGCCTGCGTGCGTTGTAAAGCGCTTGACAACCCGATGGTGGGGGCGGATACTCCCCACCTCATCAACCCTTTTAGGAGTCAACATGACTTTCACTGTAGAAGCAGGCGTTCCCATCCCCAAGCGTACGCGTGGCCGTGTGCCCACTGCGTTCCCGATGGCCGAGATGGACGTGGGCGACAGCTTCCTGATCGAGTGCGACACGAAGGACAAGAAGGCGCTGACCAACTGGCGGCGCAAGTTCCTGATGGCGAAGAAGGTCTTCCTCGAGTCCTACGAGGGCGCGTTCCAGACCGCAACGGTGGACGGTGGCGTTCGTGTCTGGCGTACGGCCTAAGAGTCCCTGACTCTGCACTCAACGCTCTGCTTAGGCAGGGCGTTTTTGTTGTCTGTTTAACTTTGAGGAGAAGCAAATGAGAGAATTTTTCCAATTCAAGCACCCCAATGACATCACCATTGGGCGGGGCCGCATCATCTGGGCAGAAGCGCTCACATACGAGGGCAAGCACCCGCCGTATCAAGGTGAAACCTTTCCTGAGGGGTGGGTTCTGCCGGGAGGGGCGCGGACACAGGATCGCGCACTTGCAGAAGCAGTTGCCAAGCAGATCGACGAGATCGCTGCGCGGCAGGGGGGCGTGCGATGAACACCAAAGATCTCGTCCGTCACGCCCGGGAGTTATGGAACTCCCCACTGGTGCCGACCAGTGTCAACCGCCACAATCGCAAGGCCTGGGTCCGCAGCGTCCTGCGCCTGGGGGACAAGTGGTTGCTGGCGCAGCCTGTGAGGAGGGCAGGGCAATGAAGAAACTACCCAAAGGCCTTGACCAACAAGGCCGCTACCCCGAAGCCGCTGAAGCGGCAACTGAAATCGGCGTTGATGACGCCCCTGAATCCTTGGGCAAACTGGTGCTGCTCGGGCTGTGCGTTGTTGTCCTTGTCGGCGTCCTTGCATTTCTTGTGGGGGTGTTGGTATGACTGACCGCGAACTGCTTGAGGCCGCTGCGAAAGCGGCGGGGAAGAAAGTACACACACGCAACCAAGCTGACCGCGATGCCTGCGGCGCTGGCGATGTGGGGCTTTGGATAAGCGAAGGTCAGACCTGTTGGAACCCCCTCACCGACGACGGTGATGCGCTGCGGTTGGCGGTGAAGTTGGGGTTTACGGTCGGCCCGCATCTTGGTGCAACTTACGCGGGGGTCGCCCCGTGCCCTGACGACTTTGAAGACGGCAAGCTCCCGATCCGAATCGCACAGATGCACAACGGCGACCCCTACGCCGCCACCCGCCGCGCCGTCGTCAGGGCTGCGGCTGCCATAGGAAAGGAGATGAAATGAAACGCCAATCCAAACGCAAGCACCGCGTGCTGCGGGTGATGCTTGACGACATTCGCGCTCGGCAAGTGCTGGACGATCTGATCAACAAGGTCAACGCAGCAGGCCGCAAGTTCGGCGCAGGAATGGCACAAGCATACGCACAGATGCGTGCAGATCCGGCATGGCAAGAAAGGAACAAGGTATGACCACGCTACGCGAAGCCGCTCAGCACGCGCTGGAGGCACTGAAGTGCTTGGTTGAGACGTATGAAATGGGCAACATCATCCGTTCAGACATTAAGGACGCCGAGGAAGCCATTGCTTCGCTCAAGGCCGCGCTGGAGCAGCCGGTGCAGGAGCCCCTGAGCGACGAGGAGCTTGATCGCCTGTGGCGTGAGCCAATGAGCGCAGATTGGGAGCACCGGGAATACGCCCGAGCGGTCGAGGCCGCGCATGGGATCAAGGAGAACACATGAGTAAACAACCTACCGCCCTGCGGCTGGCTGATGATTTGATTTATGTTTCCAAATACTCTGATTCAGAGCATTGGAGTACCCTCGCTGAAACCGCTGCAGAACTTCGCCGGCTGCACAGCGTCAATACGGAACTGGGCGCTGCATTGCGCCGCCTCATTAGCTATTGCAACACGCTGGAAAACCGTTTGATGGAAGCAGACGGTGAACACCCTGCGATGCAAGAAGCAAAGGAAGCGTGGGCTAAGGTGGAGGGGAAGGTATGAAAGACGACATCATCCGCATGGCGCGGGAGGCTGGTGTGTACGCCGCGCATACCGAGTTGACGCTAATGGCGGGGCTTGAACGCTTCGCCGCCCTTGTCGCTGCTGCCGAGCGCGAGGCCTGCGCTAAGGTGTGTGACGCAAGATGCATTGCAGATGGATGGGAGGGGTGTTATGCAGATGAATGCGCCGCCGCCATCAGAGCAAGGGGGAAACCATGACCGAAACCGTGCTTACATGGCTGTCTGGGGCTGCGCCCCCACACGGATCAAAGTGCATTGTTCTGTGGAAAGGGCTAGACAGAATCCATACCGCTTGCTGGTACGAGGGTCTTCCTCAAGGAGATTGCTGGGTAACCAGCGCAGGACGTTTCGTGAAAGGCATGGATGAAGTAGAGATGTACGCTCTTCAACCAGATGTCAGTCTTATAAGGAGTTGACATGAACTACTTACCCCAAGACTTCGCCCGCTGCATGAGCAACCCCTTGCTTGAGCAGTGCAAACAATGCGCACGGAACGTGCACATAAATCCTGTGCATCCCGCCGCAGAGCACCAAATGTGGATCGGCCCGTGGACCGGGCATGGTCCGTGTCCTAATGGGGATTTTGTGGAGAAAGAAAATGAGTGAACCAAAAAAACTTTGGAGCACGATGTCTGTTGAAGAACGTGCCCGTTACTCATACGATCAAGCTAAAAGAATGCTTGACGAGTTATACGCAAACAACCACCCTGACATCTTTATGCAACGAGAACACCATTGGTCGTATTTGTGGTGCCGAGAACAAGAGCTAATTGATCGGATGGCTATGCTTACAAGAATTATTGAAGGATGACTCAAAGGAAAGGAGAATGAAATGCAGATGAAATCCGATGGCGCTGAAATTGACGATGCCGTGGGCATGCAAGTTTACGGCGACTGGCTTAGATTTCGTGACGGCGAAGGGGCTTTGGTAAAGATCCCGCCGTACGTCATCAAGAATCTGATGATGTTCGCGGCAGCACATGCACATGAGTTTTCAGTAGATGCTTGGGTGGAGGAATGAAATGTCCGACATGCAACGCCTGGACAGAAGTTCTGGAGTCAGTTCTCAGGAGAGATGGATCGCGCCGCCGTCGCTACCAGTGCGCGAACCTGCACAGGTTCAACACGGAGGAAAGAATTGTTGGCCTTTCCTCTACAGCTACCGAGGTGACACCCTCGTCGTCAACCGAGCACCCCACAAATCCAAATACAAAAGCGCCGAAGAAGTCGGCGTAGCAGATTTTTAGCGGGCGTTGCATAGCTGCAAGCGTGGTTCTAGCCTCACAGATGTGAAGCCATTTCTTGCGCACCATACGTGCCCGCTGATTTTGATGCGTATGGTGCATCTCCCTGAACCTAGACCGAGGGGGCTAGGAATCTGTGTCTCCCCCTCAACCCCCAACAACACCTCAACCCCCAACAACACCTCAACATCATGACAACAGACATCAATCAAACCCTGAACGAACGCGGTTCCCGCTACGGTACTTTCGTCGGTCACGCCAAGGTAACGCAGCAGCTTAAGACAGTCATTCAATACGCACTGGTCGAACGGGACAAGAGTTTGGTCGAGGATCAGCAGGAGGCCTTGGATATGATCTGTCACAAGATTGGCCGCATCGTGAACGGTGATCCCGACTACGCAGATTCATGGATAGACATCGCCGGGTACGCCAAGCTAGTTGCAGATCGCCTGGAAGGAAAGGTGCGCTAATGGCAACCCCGGAAAGTAAAGTCAAAGCCAAGTGCGTCGAGATCATCAAGAAGTACCGCGCTTACTACTTCTTTCCTGCACAGAACGGCTACGGTCGAGCAGGCATACCAGACATCATCGTCTGCTACCGAGGCATGTTCCTTGGTGTAGAATGTAAGGCAGGCTTTAACAAGCCCACTGCCCTGCAAGAGCGTGAGATGGCAGACATCCACCGTGCCGGTGGGTCCGCGATGGTGGTCAGGGAAGATACACTTGAACTGCTCGAAGAGTGGTTCGCAGAAAGGCAATCATGGGCACAGTAGACACAGACAGCTTAAAGCAACGCATCGAGATGGTAGCGATGATGGAGCGCATCGCTGCGCTTCCTGCAGATGAGGCGGACCAGTTCGTGCGGGCCATACTCATGGTGGGTAGCTGCTTCTTGCATGAGAAGAACCACGGCGTGTTTCTGCTGGTCGAGAACGAGGAGACGCTCAAGGTCATGGGTGTCAACTCCTCGGCAAACGACACGGGCCACATCGTCACGCAGGCCGCTGAGATGTTCATCACCAACATGGTCGCCAACGACCTGCAACGCAAAGGAGAAACGCATTGAAACCCTACGACAAGATCGTCGTCTTGGACTTCGAGACCGCATGGTCTCGGGCAGAGTACACGCTCAGCAAAATGACTACTGAAGAGTACGTCCGCGACCCGCGCTTCAAGGCGTGGGGGCTGTGCTGGAAGGTCGTCGGCACCGACGAGATCCCGGTGTGGGTGAGGGGCGACCGCATCGGTCGCTGGAAGTCCAGCATCGACTGGTCCCGCACCGCTGTGCTGGCCCACAACGCGCAGTTCGACGTGACGATCCTCTCCTGGGTCTATGGCATCCAGCCCGCGTTCATCTTCGACACGCTCAGCATGGGCCGCGCCCTGCGTGGCGTGGAGGTGGGCAACAGTCTGGCTACGCTGGCCGAGGCGTTCGAGCTTCCCCCCAAGGGCAAGGCGGTGCACAGCACCGATGGTCTGCTGGAGAGCATTCCGTTCCACATCGAGCAAGAGCTTGCCGACTACTGCAAGCACGACACCTACCTGTGTGAGCAGATCTTCCTGCGCTTGATCGAGGGCTACCCGACCAAGGAGTTGAAGCTCATCGACATGACGCTGAAGATGTACACCCGCCCGCTGCTGCAGCTTGACAAGGAGATGTTGGCGCAGGCGATTGAAGAAGAAAGGACTGCACGTGAAGGACTCCTTGCAAAGCTCGGCATGGTGGAAGCTACTCTCGCTTCGAACCCGCAATTTGCGCAAGCGCTCAAAGCACTTGGGGTCGATCCGCCGACTAAGATCAGCAAGACAACAGGCGAAGAGACGCTTGCTCTCGCTAAGAATGATGCACTGTTCCAGGCCCTGCTCAATCATGAGAATGAGGATGTGGCTCTTCTCTGCGAAGCAAGACTGAAGGTCAAGAGCACTAGCGAACGCACACGAGCGCAGCGCTTCCTCGACATTGCTGACCGGGGCAACCTGCCGGTGCCCCTGAGTTACTACGGTGCAGCCACAGGCCGGTGGACTGCAGCCAAGGGCAGCGCGATCAACATGCAGAATTTGAAGAGGGGCTCTTTTCTGCGTAAGGCGATCATGGCCCCTGAGGGACATGTCATCGTGGTCGGTGACCTCTCGCAGATCGAGCCGCGTGTGCTGGCGTGGCTGGCGGACTACGACGCGCTGCTCGACATCTTCCGCGCTGGTGGTGATCCCTACGCGCAGTTCGGTTCGCAGATGTTCAGTATCCCAGGCATGACCAAGGACAGTCACCCGGTGGAGCGGCAGTCGGCCAAGTCAGCCCTGCTGGGCGCGGGCTACCAGCTAGGCTGGGCCAGCTTCGCGGCCCAGTTGCTTACTGGGTTCCTCGGTGCACCACCCAAGCGGTACTCAAGGGAAGAGGCGAAGCAGCTTGGCGTTGTCGGCGCTGACGTGCAGAAGTTCTTGTCCTGGGACGAGAACCTCAAGAAGATGGAGGAGATCCCCCACACCTGCACCGACCTCGAGCTTGCCATCCACTGCCTCGCAGCCAAGGCCATCATCGACAAGTACCGCACGGCCTCGGCCCCGGTCGTGGACTTCTGGGAACTGATGGGGCAACTCATCGAGCACAGCCTGTACAAGGGCAAGGAGTACACGCACAAGTGCCTGACCTTCCGCAAGGGCGAAATCGTCTTGCCAAGCGGCATGTCTGTGCGGTATCCTGACCTCCGCCCTGACCAAGACGAGAAGGGCCGAGTCCAGTGGAGCTACGCTGACGGCAAGGACGGCAAGCGAAGCAAGCTCTACGCGGGCAAGGTCACGAACAACGTGGTGCAGGGCACGGCGCGTTGTGTGATGACTGATGGGATGCTGCGCATAGGAAAGCGGTATCCGGTCTGTGGAACCGTGCACGACGAGGCGTTGTGTATCGCGCCGGAGAGTGAAGCAGATGAGGCCAAAGACTACCTTCTGGCCTGCATGACCGTGCAGCCGAGCTACATGCCGGGGATTCCCCTGGCGGCAGACGGCGGTGCTAACAGACGATATGGACTGGCAAAAGGATGAGCACCATCACCGACTACGCCATGCCGCTCATGGAGATCGAGCGCATGGCCCGAGCAATCCACGACCTGTGCCTTGAGCGCAAGTATGGACAAGCGCGTGAACTCACCACTCACCTGGGTGTTGAGAACCGCATCCTGCAAGCCACGCTTGCGTTACTCGAAGAAAAGGAGAAAGCCTTTGCAAACCCCCAAGAAGTTCAAACTCAGTAACAAGACGTTCACCGTGCGCATGGTGGACACGATGCCCTGCCGGGGGCACATGGGTGAGGTGGACCACGACACGCGTGTGGTCACCATCGCCACCACCAGCAACCTGACGGGCCGGTCGTTCAAGACCGAGGAGGTGTCCGACACCTTCTGGCACGAGGTCACTCACGCCATCTTGCAGGACATGAACCACCGGCTGTGGAACAACGAGAAGTTCGTCACACGCTTTGCCAACCGGCTCAACGAGGTCATCAACACATCGGAGATCTAATGGGTAACGCAGTCACTTGGAGCCATTCAGGCCTGAAGAAGTTTGAGCAGTGTGCGCGGCAGTATCACGAAGTGACGGTGCTGAAGCGCTTCCCGTTCACAGACACCAAGCACACCATCTACGGCAAGGATGTTCACAAGGCCATCGAGGACTACGGGCGTGACGGCACACCGCTGCCGCCAGAGTTCGTGATCTTCCAGCCTGTGGTAGATGTTCTCCTTGCCAAGCCCGGGAGGAAGCTGTTCGAGCATGAGATGGCGCTGACCAAGGACTTGCGACCCTGTGACTTCAAGTCTGACGACAGGTGGGTGCGCGGCATCGCGGACCTGCTCATCGTGGATGACGACAACCTGACGGCCCGGGTGGTGGACTGGAAGACGGGCAATGACAAGTATCCAGACAGGGACCAGCTAACGCTGATGTCCCTAATGGTGTTTGCCCACTTCCCCCACATCCGCTCTGTCTCGTCTGCCCTGTTCTTCATCGTCAAGGGCAGCATGGTCAAGCACAAGATGTCCTACGAAGACGCAGAGGCTGCGTGGTGGGACTACCGGGAGCGCGTTGCCAAGCTCGAGGCAGCGCACGAGTTCGACGTGTGGAACCCCTCACAGAGCCCGCTGTGCGGATGGTGCCCCGTCAAAGACTGTACGTTCAATACGAAGAGGAGTTGATATGGAAAAAGACCGTCCCCTCGTTGGGTGTCGCCAAAGCGTTATCTCTCCTGTGGCACTACGCTGTAGTCAGGTAGCGTTTTACAGGGAACGCGGCGATACGTATAAAGCGATAGCCAAAAGATACGACCTGTCTGCAACTCGCATACAGCAGCTCGTTAGAAAGCACCGACGTGTGATGCGTGCCACAGCCTTACTAAGCGTCGGTGCAAGAAGCGCGTATAACTGGGACAAATGGGCCCCTGGCTATGAAAGTAGCAACGTCGAGGAAACCAACGCAATACTTTGTCTGCTTAAGCAGATGGCGGAAGGAGAAGCATCATGACACGACAGGAGCTAGTGGACATAATGAAAAGTATCCCCTTGGACGACGATGACTGGGTACGTCTGTTTATGCGGAAGCTAAACGACGCTTTTCCAGAAATGGCGGCGGGACTAGTGCGACTAGCAGAGGAGCGATTAAATGACTCAAGTCAACGGCAAGCGTGACTACAAGCACGCGTACAAGCTGCAGAAGGCGACCGGAGAGACCGCCGATCAGATCGAGCGCCAACGCGCACGCAGGGCCTACGACAAGGCTGGTGTGGACCGCGCAGGCAAGGACATCGACCACGTCACACCGCTGCGCAAGGGTGGCAAGAGCACCCCGGGGAACACACGCCTGAGAAGCCGCAAAGCAAACCAAGCGGACAACGGCAAGTAAAACAACGGAGAAAGCAAGTGGAGATATTCGACAACCGCATACTGCTCTTCAACACCCGACACCCGCACCGCTACAGCATCATCCCCAAGCACAAGGTGCTGCCCATCGAGGGTGGCTACCAAGTCGCTGTCTATTGGTCGTTAGATGAGGCTCGAGTGCTGCGCAATCTGGGCGTGAAGAACGTCCCCTCTCCCATCCAGGGGAGGTATGAGTGGCCTGGGCGCTACCGCCCGATGGACCACCAGAAGGAGACCTCCTCCTTCCTCACGTTCAACCGGCGTGCGTTCGTGCTGTCAGAACCCGGGACGGGCAAGACCCTCAGCGCCCTGTGGGCGGCTGACTACCTGATGAAGCGCGGAGAGGTCAGGCGGTGCCTGATCCTGTGCCCCCTGTCGATCATGCACAGCGCATGGATGCAGGACTTGGGTAACTCCGTCATCCACAGGAGCGCAGTGGTGGCCCACCACGCACAGGCTGCGCGACGCATCGAGTTGATACAGGAGGACTACGAGTTCGTCATCACGAACTACGAGGGCCTGAACTTGATTGCCAATGAGGTGAACAACGACGGGCGTTTCGACCTCGTAATTGTTGATGAGTGTTTTGTGGCGGGCACGTTCGTGGCTACGCCCCTGGGACGACGCCCAATTGAGCAGCTTCAGCCCGGGGACAGGGTGTTGACTTCTGACGGAATAGCGCCTATAAACCGTCTTGTACGCAATACTGCTACGCGATTGGTGGAGGTCAAACTTGGAAACGGAAAAGTCATCCGGTGCACCCCTGAGCACCCCTTCTTCACCGACGCAGGGTGGATCTGCGCCAAGAATCTTGCGGGAAGAAGGCTCGTGTCTGGTGTTGAGTTGTCTTGCCTGCGGGCAGGAATTTCGCCATCTGCGGCACCGAGTGTTGTGGGGTATGGCAAACAACCATCCGATTGGGTTGACTTGCTCGAAATCCTGCGCACGGAAGAGATACCACTCTCAGAATCCCGGAGCCAGCTACTTCAACAAAATGTTGCCCGAGCAACGCGGCAGGTCTACGGGTCCGAAAACGGCGGAGCATCGAGCGAAGCTGTCCGCAACGCTGAAGGCCATCGGTCACAAGCCGAAAGTACGGGGCGGGAACGGCCAGGGTATGACACCAGCCGAGCGGTTGATTTCCGAGGTCTTGCCTGCGGGGTGGGTATGGAACTACCCAGTAGCGTTGGGCGGGAGGCAACCCGGCTTTCCTACGAACTACAAGCTCGACTTCGCGTGGCCCGACCGGATGGTGGGGTTGGAAGTGGATGGCAGCAGCCACACGTCACGGGCACGTCAAGAACAGGATCGCAAGAAGGAAGCGAAACTGGCGACGCTTGGGTGGAAAGTGTTTCGTATATCGAATGCCCAGGCGGCGTCGATGTCTTCAACCTCGAAGTTGAAGGGACACCTAACTACCTTGTTGGGGATCACTGGGTAGTACACAACTGCAACGCATATAAGAACCCACAAACAAGACGTTGGAAAGCATTGAACTCGATCATCAAGCCAGAGACGTATTTGTGGATGATGACGGGTACGCCTGCTGCGCAGTCTCCTGTGGATGCGTACGGTCTTGCTCGGCTGGTCAACCCGACCAACGTGCCCAAGTTCTACACGGCGTGGCGCGATCAGGTGATGCAGAAGATCACCATGTTCAAGTGGGCTCCCAAGCCCGACGCTGCTGACCGGGTCTACGCTGCGCTGCAGCCCGCCATACGCTTCACCAAGGCGCAGTGCCTGGACCTGCCGCCTGTGCTCACGACCACACGTGAGGTGCCGCTCACCCCACAGCAGGCCAAGTACTACAACCTGCTGCGCGACCAGATGGTGGCGATGGCTGCGGGCGAGACGATCACTGCCGTGAACGCAGCAGGCGTGCTCAACAAGCTCCTGCAGATCAGCACCGGGGTGTCCTACACCGACAACCAAGAGGTGGTCGAGTTCGACGCCACGCCAAGGCTGAACGTCCTGCTCGAGGCGCTGGAGCAGACAGACCGCAAGGTCATCGTGTTCGCGCTCTTCCGCGCTGCCATCAGCACCATCAGCGCCTTCCTCACCAAGAACGGTGTGGCCTGCGAGGAGATCCACGGCGGGGTCACGGCGACCAAGCGAGGCGACATCATCAAGCGCTTCCAGACGCAGCCCAACCCGAGGGTGCTGGTCATGCAGCCCCAGGCCACAGCACACGGCATCACGCTGACTGCTGCGGACACCGTGATCTTCTACGGCCCGCTGATGAGCGTGGAGCAGTACGTGCAGTGCATCGCCCGGGCCGACCGCAAGGGGCAGAACTCCGACAAGGTCACCGTGATCCACATCGAGGGGTCGCCGGTCGAGAAGCGCATGTTCAAGGCCCTGTCCAGCAAGGTGGACGACAACGCCCTGCTGGTCAAGCTGTTCGAAGAAGAAATTTCAGGAAGGGGGTTGCCGAAGCCAGTTTGACAATGTACAGTGTTGGACACTAACTCAAAAAAGGAGAAAGCATGGAAGACGAATTGCCCGTAGACAGGCTGGTCCGCATCTACATGAAGATGCGCTCGGCCATCCAAGACCTCGACGCCCAGATCGAGGCGATCAAGGAGCAGCAACAGTCCGTCAAGAACGAGATCAAGGACCGCATGCGGGGCACGGGGGTCAAGTCCCTGCGCACCGACCACGGCACCGTCTCGCTGATGGAGAAGACCCGGTACTACACCAACGACTGGGACAGCTTCAAGAAGTTCATGGTGGAACACGACGCGCTCGACCTGCTGGAGAAGCGCATCGCCCAGTCCAACATGAAGTTGTTCTTGGAAGAAAACCCTGGGTCCATTCCCCCAGGTTTGAACTCGGACACCGAGTTCGACATCTCTGTAAGAAAACCGTCAACCAAGTGAAAGGCTACACATGAGCAACATTGCACTTTTCTCCGGCTCTGCCGTTCCCGCGTTCGCCAAGAAGGGCGAACTGTCTGCCCTCGCCAAGTCCCTCGCAGGGGGTGCCGGTGGTGGCGGCAAGCGCATCTCGATCAAGGGCGGCGTGTTCCGCTTGATGGTGGACGGCAAGGAAGTTGCCGCTGTCGATGAGCGCTTCCTCGATGTGGTTGTCGTCAACGCCGCTCCCAAGATCGGGCGCACCTTCTACATGAAGGCGTACGACGGCGACACGCCCAGCGGCCCTGACTGCTGGTCGGCTGACGGCGAGAAGCCAGACGCCAGCGCAGCCACCCCCCAGGCCACCAACTGCGCCTCGTGCCCGCAGAATGTGAAGGGCTCCGGTCAGGGTGATAGCCGTGCCTGCCGCTACAGCCAGCGTCTGGCAGTGGTGCTGGCGAACGATGTGGACGGTGACGTCATGCAGCTTCAGTTGCCTGCCACGTCCATCTTCGGCAAGGAGGAAGGCGACAACCGTCCGCTGCAAGCGTACGCCCGGTATCTGGCTGCGCAGGGCGTCTCTCCCGAGACCTTGGTCACGCGCATGAAGTTCGACACGAAGTCGGAGAGCCCCAAGCTGTTCTTCAAGCCGATGCGCTGGTTGAGCGAGGACGAGTACGCCTCGGCTGCGGAGCAGGGTCAGTCTGAGGACGCCAAGCGTGCGATCACCATGACCGTGGCGCAGACCGACAAGGTCGAGCCGATGAAGCTGGAGGGCACCAAGCCCACCCCCAAGGCTGCTGCCAAGCCCGCACCCGCTCCTGCGGCTGAGGAAGAAGAGGAAGAGGCACCGCCGCCTGCACCCCGGCGTGGCCGTCCTCCCAAGGCCAAGGCTGAGCCTGTGGAAGAGGCTGAGGAGACCGTCGAGCCAACCGTACGCAAGGAAGAGAAGGCTGCACCCGCTGCACCCAAGTCGTCTCTTGCCAAGCTGGCGGCTGATTGGGATGATGAGTGACTTTGATGGGGGCTTCGGCCCCCTTTTATCACCATGACCTACTCTGTCAAAACCGTGCTGGCGGTGAAGGACGCTCCCAAGAGCCTGGGCAACACGCTCGGGCGTCTTGCTGTGAGCTTGGACTTCAGCGTCTTGCGCCTCGCCAAAGCCACTGGGGCATCACGCCAAACCGTCTACAACTGGATGCTGGGCGGCGATGTTCTCAATCCGTATCAACCCCGCGTCGAGCGCCTGATCGAGATCCTCAGAGCCGCCAAGAACGCAGAAACCGCATGGGTGCAAATATGCAAGGAATTCAACCTTCAAGCCTGACGCCAGAGGAACTGGTCCGGTATGCCTACCTCAAGAACGACAACGGCTTGCCTAAGGACTGGTGCGATGCGCTGATCAAGGCGGTAGAGACGCTGCTGGACGACCTCAAGTAACCCCCCGGGAGCTTCATGGAACCGCTTGAGTTTCTAGCGGCTGTGCTTCCGCCACCCGGTTTTGGGTACTACTGCGCAGCAGAGTTGTCTTCCAAGAAGAAGCAACACGTTTTTGTTGAAGATCTGAAGGAGGTACAGCGTCATGCTGACCAATGGCTGACACAGAGCAAGGACATCTATTTCGCGCTGGCGACGTTCGAAGAGTCGGGCAAGCGCACGGCAGACAACGCCGAGTACGTGCGATCCATGTTCATCGACATGGATGGCTACGCCACGAAGAAAGACGCGGCACAAGCGCTGGGTGGCTTCCTTGAGACCACAGGGCTTGAGGGGCTGGCTACTCCGTGGATCGTCGCATCAGGCGGCGGGCTGCACTGCTACTGGGCCTTCACGCATCCCGTTGCTGTGGGTATCTGGAAGCCTGTGGCTGAGGCGTTCAAGCGCCTGTGCAAGCAGCAAGCGCTGTCTATCGACATGACGGTCACCGCCGACGCGGCCCGCGTGTTGCGCATCCCGGGCACGCTCAACTTCAAGAAGAAGTACGCCACCCCACGCTCGGTCAAGATCATGACCGAGGGCACCCCGTGCAGCTTCGAGGACTTCGCTGAGGCCATCACTGCCGCGCTGGGGCCGACCAGTGTCAATGCGCCGGCACCGTCTCGCGCACCGCTCGACATCCCCGGCAAACGCATCGAAGCGCCCGTAGCCAGCAACGTCAAGCTGGTGGAGAACAGCGTCACCAAGTTCAAGCTGATCATGCAGCGCACGGCGGCAGGCGATGGTTGCGCACAGCTTGCGCACTTCGTTGAGCACGCCGCTGATGACGGCATGGAGCCCCAGTGGCGTGGCTGGCTGTCCCAGGCCAAGCAGTGTGCGGATGGTGAGCGTGCTGCGGTCTGGTTGAGCAGCCTGCACCCCTACGAGCCTGAGCGCATGCAGACCAAGCTGCGCGAGATCAAAGGCCCGTACCCGTGCCTGAAGTTCGACAGCGAGAACCCTGGCATCTGCGAAGGCTGCAAGCACTTCGGCAAGATCACCAACCCCCTGGCGCTTGGGCGCGAGATCCTGGCTGACAACACCGAGAAGCAGATCGAGATCACGCCCGTGGATCCGGACGACCCCGAGGCACCACCGGTCACAGTCACACGCCCAATCCCACCCAAGGGCTACTCCTACGGGGCCAAGGGCGGCGTGTTTGTCGAGCGTATGGTGGAGGAGGCTGACGGCACCAAGCGCAAGCACCAGATCATGATCGTGCCCTACGATCTGTTCGTCGTGGACCTGCTGAACAAGGACGGTGAGCACACCGTGCACATGGTCGCCAACCGACCCGGCGCTCCCATCGATGTGCTGATGGCACAGCGCTACACCGTGTCCAAGGACGAGTGCCTGAAGACGTTGGCACAGCAGAACATCATTGCCTCGTTCGGCGCAGGCAACGACAAGAATCTGTTCGAGTACATCCGCGCTTGCATCGAGGATGCCAGCGTCACGAAGAAGGCCATCAAGATCCCAGGCCAGTACGGCTGGCAGGAGGATGGCACGTTCGTCTACAACGGCAAGGTGTATTTCCAAGACGGCAGCACGCGCACGGTGCCGATGCCAGACCTCGTCAATCTCACGCGCATCACGCGGTCACAGGGCACGCTGGAGGAGTGGAGACGCTTCCCACAGATGCTCATGCGCAAGAAGCAGTTCGACCTGCTGGGCATCGCCAGCATCGGGTTCGGTGCGCCGCTGATGAAGTTCACGCAGATGGCGGCGCTGACGATACATGGCGGGTCCACCGACAGCGGCACGGGCAAGTCGTTGGCGCTGAGCTTGCTGAACTCGATCTGGGGCCACCCGATCCGCTACCGCACAGGCAAGAGCACTTCGCCTGTGACCATGCAGCAGCGCATGGGCAACCTCAACAGCCTGCCGTTCACATCGGATGAGATCACGCACAAGTCTCGTCAGGACATGGAGTGGTTCCCCGGCTTCATCTTCGACGCCTCGGAAGGCCAGGGCAAGGAGAAGAGCGAGGCGCACCACAACCGTGAGCGGCTGAACCTCGTGTCGTGGGCAACGCTGGTCTTCCTGACCTCCAACACCCACATGCAGGACTACATGTCCGGGGCTCGGCAGCACACGTCTCAGGGCGAGTTGCTGCGCATGCTGGAGTGGACGCCTGAGGTCAAGCTGAACTGGACGCCGGAGGAGGAAGACCTTCTCAAGATCCCCATGCACAACCACGGCGTGGCTGGCGACATCTACGTGCGCTGGCTGGTGCAGAATCAAGAGACGGCGGAGCGCATCACCAAGGAGTGCATCCGCAAGATCAAGGTCGAGTGGAAGATGTCGGGCGATGAGCGCTACTGGGCCGCTGGCTGCGGCGCAATCATTGCCGGTGCGATTCTTGCTTCAAGTAGGTACGCAGGCATCATCGACCTGCCGGTGGACAAGATCATCGAGTTCCTCAAGAGCTTGGTGGAGAAAGCCCGCAAGGTGATCAAGACGGGCGGGCGCACGGCAGAGGATGTGCTGAACGCCTTCACCCGGGAGAACTACGGTCAGTTCGTGGTGATCCGCCAGAGCAACGGCGCTCTGTTGGCAGCGCTGGGCTCAGGGCAGGAGATCGACCAGACGGTCACGCGCAGCAAGGTCATGGGCCGGGTGGAGCACGGCATCAACAAGAAGAACTACGTGGAGTACTTCATCGAGGAGCAGATGCTCAAGTCGCACTGCGTGGCGATGTCCTTCGGCTACGACGCGTTCAAGAAGCAGATACAGGCCATGCCCGGGTACACGGTCGGCTTCGAGCGCAAGGACATGATGGCAAAGACTCGAGGCCCGCAGATGCGCGTGCGCACGATCTGCATAGGCCGACCGATAGAAGAAGACCCTCACAATGCTGCGGCACTATCCGTGGGACCGGCTTGAGAAGGGGCAGGGGTTCTTCGTCCCTGCGCTTGACCTAGAGGCCGTGCGACAGGCGGGACTGCTGGCTGCAGTCCCGCTTCACATCAAGGATGCCCGGGCCCAGTTCGGTATCAGGCAGGGGCGGCTTGGGGTTCTTTTCTTTCGAGTACCGCCCGTACGGAAGCAGCAATCTGAATCTTCGCAGCCTTGATCTGATCCACCAGCTTGCGCTTCTCTTCCTCGGTGAGCTTCGATCCACGGATGATGCGCTCGTTCTTGGTCAACTCACCCATCATCTGTCGGTACTCCCCCGCCATTTGATTCATCATGATCAACTGCAGGTTCTCCTGCAAGAACGCTTGCGCCTTGCCGGTCTCACCCTTCACGATCAGGTTGTCGTAGGTGGTCTTAGCCTGTGTGACTTTCTGGAAGTCCTTATACACACCATCGATGATGTTGCTGGCGTCTGCGGGCTGGAACATCGGCCCCACCAACGGCAGTTCAGACCAGCGCTTCTCAGGCACCACCACATCCGCTTTCGGCAGCGGCAAGCTCAGTGCTTGGAGCGCCAGCAACCCCAGCCCGCCTGTGTACCCGTTGACAAGTGCTTCGATCCTGATTGGTGAAAAGTTCACCGACTCACCGATGTACTTGGCAATCTCAGAAGTCCGCTCCCGGTAACGCATACCCGGAACCTCTTGCTGCTCTCGCGCCGACTCAAGATCACGCCCAGTGAAGAACGACTTGCCCAAGCCCACCTCGATGACGGGCTTCATGGCTGCAGGGATGGGCACCGGCACCGGGATCTTGGCTCCGCCAATCTCGATAGGCACCATGCTGCTGCCGCCTGGAACGATCTGGATCAGGATGTGGTTGAGCGCTTCAAAGGCTTCCTTTGCTCCTCGGTCACTCTTCATGCTGTTGTACAGCATCTCGGGCAGCGCCTTGAAGATGTAGCCGACTTCAAACGGGATCGGTACGCGCAGCGTGACCTTTTCTCCAGCCATTTCGTCAAGGAAGGGCAGGCGCACAAACCAATTGCCGTACTTCACATCGGGCGGAGCGTTCTTGTACTCCTCGTCGTCTTGCATGGCTGCGGCGTAAGCCATCGTGAGAGCGAACATCGACGCGCCACGCGTGAACAGCTTGCGCTGGATATCAAGCTTGTCGTTGAACGGCATATTGCCGGTCAGTGCCTTGTACAGCACGTCCAAGCCCTGGATCTGCGCATTCAGGAAAGGCACCAACATGCTTGCCATGTGCATGGTGGGTGACAACCCGCGCTTGCTGAAGTTCATCGACTCCAGCGCCATGAGTTCGGCTTCCATGTCGGACAGCCCCTGCGCACGGTAGCTCTCGTACTGGGACTGCCGCGTGGCGGCATCGGCCTTGTGCGCCATCGCCTCCATCTTGGTGAACGCCTTCATCCAGCCTGGACGCCCCTCCTGCATCTCCTTGAGCAGACGGCTGATGTCCTCGGTGGTGCCGGTGAAAGTCTGCCCGCCCGTGACGCCCCGGGCCTTCAGCGGCGATGCCTTGCGCAGTTGGTTGACGGCGCTCAGCAATGGAGGCGCATCAGAGCCGCTGAGCATGTAGGCACCCAGCGAGTCACGGAACAACTGCTTGGCGGCAAAGACCGGCGTGGAGGTCACTGCACGGCGCAGGATCTGCGCAGGGATGCCCATCAGACGCAAGCCCTGGGGCAGCATCGTCGGGATACCCGCCATGCCCTTGACCAACAGGTCAGACGGCACGCCGATGTAGTCGGTGTCTACACGTACGAAGTAGTCCTCACCGTCGAGCTTGAACTCCAGCGTGCCCTTGGGAGCGCCCGTCTTGCCCGCTCTGGCGGGCTTGCTGGCAAGCCCTGCATCGGCAAGCTCGTAGGCCACGTTCTTGGCCGCGATGTTGCGCAACCCCATGTCGAGCAGCATCGACGTGTTCTGCACGCTGCTGGTGAGGAAGTCAAAGATAGGCTCTTCACCACCGACAAGCTCTTGGAGGTGCGGGCTGTCCTTCAGGTTGCCGATGCGAATGGGCGTCTCACCGCCAATCATCAACTCGGCGTTGCCTCCGCGCATGCGGTAGTACGGGATGTAGTCCTTGGCACGCAGCAGGCGGGCCGCTTCGTCCTTGCTGATCGCACCCGTCTGCACCAAGAAGTTCAGCAGGTCGGTGTTGTACTCGTTGTACATCTCCCGCGCCTCATCGAACGCTTTCTTCAGCGTCGGGTTGGCGTCGATCTCCGCCTTGGCAGCGCGGAAGTCTGCCTCGGTGGGCATGCTGTCGAGGTTCTTCTCAAGGTACGCCTTGCGGGCGTTCAGTTGAGTTTTCTCTTGCGGCTCCAGGCGGGGGGAGGCAAGCTCACGCTCGATCTTCTGCAGTTCACTCAGCGCTGCGGCACGGCCAAAGTTCAGCTTGTCAAAGCCCTTGTTCTCGCCACGGATCGCAGACATGTACAGCGTGAACAACCGGTTGGCTGCGTCGGCGCTGCCTGCTTCCTTGATCACGTCTTTTGCCGCAAGGCGCTTGACGATGTCCTTGATGTTGGCCCCTTGGACCGCCTCGATGATGCGCTCCTTCTGGCCGTCAGGACGCGTTATCTCTTGGACCTGGGCGACTCCGTTCTCGATAGCCTCCTGCGTCATGTTGTTGCGCATGCCGTACTTGCGCAGGTAGTACATCATCTGCGATCCCTTGAGCGCGTCCATGCTGGTGTAGGCAATTTGCTCTAGGGGAGCCAGGGCGTCAATAACTTGCGTACGGAATGCCAACCCAAAAAGACTCTTCTTGATGCTGTCGAGAACGGTCGGCTGCTTGCCAATGATCTGGTTAGCTACGCGTGATGCGGTGGGGAGGTTGCGGGAGAAGAGGATGCCTTCGGCGGGGCCAACACGGTCGATGTCCCACGCCACGATGGCAGAGCCTTCGTCCTTGTCGTAGAAGTCTACGTAGTTGAACTTGCTGTCTCTTGTAATGTTCCGATCTCGACTTGGCGCGTCAAGGTACTTGTACCCCGCAATCCCGTACTCACGAAGCAAATACGAAATAGCTTTATCGGAACGGCGCTTCATAGCCGGCGCTTTGCTCGTGGGTGCCTGCGTTGGTTTTGCGGGGATCCAACGCAGTGCCTCCGCTAAGTCACTTGCTCGGTCATCACCATCCATTTTTGCATTTAACACACTACGCAGTCTCGCTTTGTCCTTAACCGCGTCAGTACTGTTCAGCAGTTCAGAAATAGCGTTTTGCACTTTGGGTGCCTGCTGATCTAATGGCAAGTCTAGTACAAAATACTCTTCGTCGGGACGCGTTGACATTACACGAGCAAACGCACCTTTAGGCTCAGGAATTGGCGGTTCTGGTAATGGGTGATACACGATTGCATCAACGTCTATTTTCCGCAAATCTGCGGCTTTTGCGGCAAAATACCCGCTAGCTTTTGCAAGCTTTTCATAAGATGCGAGTTTTTCTTTGTAGACACGAGACAGCGCTTCCGCAACCGCCGCATACGTTTTGTCTTTTGCTTCATCTACAGCCGCATCTACAAGGTCATCAATGTCCATCCATCTTTCAACGGGAAGAGTGCTCTCTAAATAATCTTTATTTTTATAGTAGGCAACATTATCTTGTAAGAGAAAATCGCCTTGAAATGGCATCACGATCTTTAGATCGCCTGCAATTATGCTATCTACCGTTTTTTGTGCGGCAACTTTGGTTTCGTTGTCTAACCCAATCAACTCCCCTTTATTTGTGATATTTTCCGCTATCTTTGCAGGCGAAAGCTTAAAGTCGTTTTCTCTAGCTCTTCGCGCCAAAAGATCAAACACGTACGCATCTGCAAAAGCCTTACGGCTCGTATCCGGATCGCTGCTCTGTATGAGCTTTTGCAGCCGGTCTCTTTCAGAAGACAGCTTGCGCCCATCAAACATAATGTTTTCAGTCAGCGACGCTTGCCACTCTTTTATCTTTGGGTCGTTTTGCCACTGGCGAAGCTGCTTCTCTGCTTCCTGCCGTTGGTAAAATTTCGCAGTGCTGTGTGCGCTTGCACGGTATGTTCCCCAACCGAATACCTGGGCACCTTCGCCACTGCCCATGTACGTAAAGTCAAACTCCTTAAAGGGTTTGCCCGTGCCGTGCCAAGTGCCGCGAAGCTCAAGGTTGGCTGCACCGTAAGCCATATTGACGAGGTCTCCGACCTTCAGTTTTTGAGGCGCAAGACCAAACTTCTCCAACGCACGCTTGAAGCCGTCAACAATAATCCGCAGCCAGTTCTGGACCGCGTTGCCGCTCTTGACCCCGCTGGGCTCCACGCCAGCGTTGAAGGCCTCTTCAACGGCATAAGCAAGCAGTTCGTCATTGACCTGCTCTTCTGGTGTTTTTGCAGCCTCTACCCGTTCCTTTGCGGCGCGACCGATCTTGGCTTCAAGCGTGTTGGCTTTCGAATTGCTCCAGCGCTTAACGGTTTCAACCAGCGCGTTGTACTGCGCGGTATTGAAAAAGTTACGGAAACCGATGTGTGCGCCCACCTCGTGGAGCAGCACGCCCAGCGCATGGTCCTTGCCGATGTTCTCGGCAATTAGGTATGCTTTGCCGTCGTAGACAAAACCCTTGGCATCATCAGGAATAGTGTCAAGGTTGTCTCTAAGCGCGGGAGGGAGCGATACACGGCGTTTTCTAAGCGCGGAAACTGGGACCATTTTACGCGCACCGACTTGCGTAGTTACGTTCCCTTCTTTAAGTTCTGCAAGGCTCTCTACAACGATCAGTACGTTTTGCGTATCCAGCAAACCCTTCTGACCAAGCGCACGCTCAAGTTCGGCAATCAGTTCCTCTTTGGTCAGCCCCTCGGCAGGCTTGCCACGGGAGAACTCAATGTCTCCCTCCGCGCTCGGCTTGCCTCGCATCGGCTCCGTCATGCGCTGGGTTGCTTCCCGAGCCTCTTCCTCCTTGATGCGCTGCACCACACGATCCGCAAACTCGTTGGCTTCCTTCTCAATCTGCCGCTGCGTGGCCTCGTCTATGGTCCCCTTCAATCGAGCCTTGTCTGAAAGCTCCTTCTCTTTCTGCTCGTAGTACTTGGTGCGCAGTTCTTCGGTAGCAGCCATCGTTGCTGCCACGCGCTTCTCGGTCTCCGCCTGGATGGGTGCAAGCTCCGCTTTGGTCATAGTTGTGACCGGCGCTTGACTGATCGGCTGGCCCAGGCGCTCACGAATTACCGTGGTCTCAAGCGCATCCGCAAACCGATCAAAGAACGACATGCTGATGCCGCCGCTAGGCAGGCGGCCACCGAGCTTGTCCACCGTGTCTTGTCGCATATCCTTGGGCAGCTTTGCCCAGATAGCACGCGCAGTTCTGCGCCGTTCTTCAACCGTGACTGGCGCAGTGTTGATAGCCTGCTCAAGTCCGTACAGTTGCTCACGAAGCCTGTTGAGTTCTTGGTTCTGCTTCTTGGTGCGCGGTGCCGCAAGCTTCTCTACGATCTCTTGGCGCAACCGATACGCAATGCCTTCAAGCGGAGTGCGCATCAGCCGCTCGGGCGTAGCACTCTTACCGCGTTTCTGAGGCCGAATCGCAGTGGACTTGAACCCTTGCTCAACCGCCATCTCAAAAGCTTGACGGTTGTTCTTGATGACGGCGTCGAGTTTGTTAGCGTCTTTGGTTGCTTGCGGCACCTCGCCTGTTTCGGCGATTGTGCGTTGTACACCAAAGATTTCCTTGGCGGCTTTACGCCGTCCTGCTCGGGTGGTTTCTTCCTTACCTGCTTCGCGTGCTTCTGCTTCTTCCCGCGCATCTTGTGCAGCCTGGGCTTGTTCAGACTCCGCGTAGTATTCCGTACCAAATGTGCTTTCGCCTTTTAGACGCCCGATTTGTGCACGCAAACCGGCGATCTTCTCGGCAAGCGCCTCGCGCTGTTTCTTAGATCCGCGTTTCTTGAGTTTAGTCTGCGCTTTCAGTGCCCCTTCAAGCTGCGCTTGCAACTCAGGGATCGACAAGCCGCTGCGCTGCTTTTCAACTTCAGCGCGACGTTCGGCAGCGGTAATGGCAGGGGTTGCCGCAGGCGCAGTAGCTTGCCGCTCCAGCGCGGCTTGCTTGTCTTTGAACCGCTGCACGCTAACGTCAAAGCGATCTTGCGCACCCTTCATCCACTGCTCAAGCGCAGATCCAGGGCTCTTGCGTGTGAACGGAACCGACTCTGCTTTCTTGCGCTCCGCAAAAGTCTTTTGTGCAGCTTCGAGATTTGCTACTGCGTCCTTGTACTGCGCACTCAGTGCAGCCAATTCCTGACCAGCAAGATCCGCACCCTCACGCCGCTCCATACGCGACACCAGCGCGTTGATGTCGCCGGTAATGCGGTCCACTTCACGCTTGGCTACCGCAACTTCCGTGTCCAGCAACTGCCGATGCAGCCCATCAATCTGGAGCTGAATGCGGTCGTATTCAGCCTGTGCCAGTTCAAGGCGGCGCTGCGTGTAGTCGCGGATTTCTGCCGGGGTCAACTGCCCAGCGCCGTACATGGGGCGACGCAGCGCGGCTTCGTGAGCGGCAAGCTTGCGATACCACTCCTTTGCCATCAGTTCGGCTTCAGGCAGCAACCGCCCCTGCGCCTCGCGGCGAGACAGGTACTTCTCAAGCGTAGCCATGTGCGCCTGCACCTGCTCGATGTCAGATGCCCAGCCCTCGCCTTGCTTGGCGGCACTGACTGCTTGATTCAGTGCATCTTGTACGGGACCAACGTCCGCGTCGGTCTTTTCTGCCGCTGCACGACGGAAGACAAACTGTGCAGGAGAGTACTTTGTAGGGGCTTGTGACGTGCGTACTTGCGCACCGCGCCTACCGATCAGCGCCTGCAACTCGACAATTTTCTGCAGCAACACCATCGCACGCGGAGGCGTACGCACCTCAACGGCAGGCGTCTCTTTCTCAGCAGCAAGTCGGGCCTCAATCGCATCGACCGTGTTGTTCGCTGCGCGGCTGGTGGCCTCGGCGTTGCGTTGAGCAATCAGCGCGTCATCGGCAGCGGCACGAAGGGCTTCCTGTTCCTTCTCCTTGAACTCCGTTTCTGCCCCGCGCTTTGCCGCCTGTGCCTGGGTCAAACGGGTCTTAGCTGCAGCAAACGTACCTTCAGGCGCAATGCCAAGGTCCTTGCCAAACTTCTCTGCAAGACGCTGCGCCTGATCCATGATGGCAGACTTGCCGCGCATGCCTGCCATCGCCCTGCCAACCTCACTGCGTGCTGCCGCACGGCGCTCTCCTGCCGTTTGCAACTCGGCTTGTGCACGCTCCGTGGCTGCAGCAAACAAATCACCCGTAGCCTGATCCTGCGGAACGGCCTGCGCCTTGGCGGCGTCCACTTCTTCCTGGGTGGCGGGCGCACTGATGTTGTCGATGCGCTGACGCAGCGCGTCAAAGATCTGCTTCTTGCCCCGGTCTGAAGTCTCTGGTGTGTACTGCTGGTCTGCAGCCTCGTTCAGTTCTGCAAGCTCCCGAGCCCGCATATCCTCGACAAGCGCTTGTTCTTCGGGCGTGGCCTTGTACTCAGCCATCTTGCGCGGCTTGTTGTACCGCACCTCGGTGCCTTCAACCGTGGGTTCGTACCCAGTGAACGCACGCTCGCCAAGCACAAGCTCACGCCGCGCTTCACGCGGACCCTTGGCAACAACCCGGGGCTTAGCTGCGCCACCACCCACCGTGTAGAAGTCCACAAGGTTCTGCAGCGTACGGTTAAGCTGCGCTGCCTGGGGCGTCAGCCCTTGCTGCGTGGACAAGCTCCTGTATGCCTTGTACAGGTTGTTCAGTTCCCCAACACGCTCGGGCTCAGACCTGAACGCAGACGCGTAACCCAGCAGACGACCTGCACGGTCGCCGCCCTCAATCTGACGTATGCGGGCGTTGATACGCTGAAGCTGCTGCGCAATCGCTTCCTGCCGCTTCTTCTCATCGACCTTGGCTTTGCCCTTGGCCTGTTGCAGATCCGCGTTGAGCTTGGCTCTGAACTCGTTCTGCAGGTCCGCATCACTCTTGTCCAGCGGCACAAGCCCTGACGCATCGCGCTGCAGTCGAATCTCTTGGATGGCCGCAGCAATCGCCTCGTTACGCGAAGCTTGCGCCTGCTCCAGCATCGGGGTCATGCGCCGCTTAGCTGCCTCTGCCATCTCCGGCGTACGGGCAACTTCCGACAACCCCTGGGGAGTACCCATGTACTGGGTCAGCTTTTCGTACTGGGCAAGCTCAGATGCGTTCTCCGACACCTTGGCAATAGCCGTCTTGCGCGTGTCGGCCAGACGCTGGATACGGGACTCCAGTTCCTCCGCCGAAGCAGGCGCTGCACCAGCGACTTCAGTAAGCGCTTTGTCAAGCTGTGCTTCGGTTTCAGGAGACAGTACCGGGGCCGGAGCCTGCCCCACCAGAGGTGCAGGAGCAAACGATTCGTACTCTTTACGGGCAGCAAGAAGCTGCTGCAGCGCACGGGGGCCATCGGGCGTACCCTTGGCTTTCAGGTACGTGTCTGCAGCAGCGCGGTAGCGTTGGCGTGCCGTCTCAAGCGCCTTGATCTGTTCTTCCCGCTCCGGGGAAATGACCGCCTCTTCCTTGCGGACAGGCGCAACCGCCATCGCCTCTTCTTCACGCAGACGCTCTTCCGCTTCAATGGACTGTTTCCAAGGCGCAAACGTGTCTGCGGTTTCACCGGGTCCGTACAGATCGGGCCGCGTTTTTTCAAGTGCTGCTGCTTCTTGTTGCTCTTGTGTGCTTAGTAACTCTGACAGCTTTTTATACAGCGAAGTGTTCTGCTTAGCTGTCAGGTTGGGGATGTTGGGTTTTGTGTTTACAAGTTGCCGCGCTATTACGGGGTCTTGTAGCAGATACTGTGCGTAAATATCTGCTTGCTCTTTTGGCTCTGCACTGTCAGCCAGCGCTTGCTCGTTTGCCAGCGCAATACGCTGCTTTGCATAAGCAAGCGTCGGGGCAGTTGGCTTGATTGCCGGGAAAATTTCATCGTCTTCAACCGTGGTACGCGCACGTTCTCCAGGCGCAATACCTTTGATTGGCGCAGTCTCGGTCTGCTCCATCTGGTACTCCAGTGGGCTCATCCCGGCAACGCGTTGCTGCTCCTTCAACTGAGCAATCTCTGCCTTGCGTGGCACGTACTCAGCAGCCAAGGGCTGCAGCACATCCTTGAGGTGCGCGTTGCGGGCATCGACGGCTTGCCTGTAGGCCATCTGCTCTTCGGGTAGTGCGTCTTTGGCGGGGCGCTTGGGCACCGCCGCCTGCAACTCCTTCATGCGCTGCACTGCCGCTTGGTAGTCAGCGTCAAGCTTGAGCGCGTAGCCCGGGTCTTTCTTCTTTTCTGCCTCTGCCTTCGCTGCGGCTGCACGCTCCTCAGCAGCTTTCGCTTGCTCTTCTACTGCCAGCTTCCTGCGGGCAGCACCGGGCTCAGTCACGCGTGTGGCTGCACCGATGGTCGGGCCGACCAGACCGGCAAGGTAGGCGTTCTCGCCATACTCACTGAGCGCCTCAGGAGACAGCACGTCCAGCCCCGCTTGGCGGCGCTCGATAACCGCCTGCGCCACCTCGACTGGGATCTCAGCCAAGCCTACGGCAGCACCACGCCCCGCAGCACCCAGACGCGACCGTCCAGCAGCCTTGACAAGCTCTTCACGCGCCTTGGCTGTAGTCAGCGCCGCATCATCGGTGACCCCCAGAATACCCTTGACCACGCGTTTGCCCAAGACCAGCGCCGTGCCTGCGGCCTCGATACCGGCTTGACCTGCGGCGGCAGCAGCGGCAGCGCCACGGTCGATCTTGACCTGCTCACCACGCTCCATCTGCTCGGCAGCTTGGCGCTCGACGTTGGAGCCAAAAAACTGCGGCAGCAGCGTAGCGCCTGCACCCAGGATGCCGCCCGCAATCGTCCCCACGCCCGGAGCAACGGCAGTACCAGCCATCGCACCCAGCTTGGCACCACCGGCCATCGCAGCAAGCTGTGCACCCTGCCCAGCGACCGCCCGGGGGATCTGCGACAACAACTCGCCTGCGGCAGGCAACAGCCCCCGCTCCTCGTAGGCTTTGCGCAGTGCAGCAAAGGACGGGCCTTCACCGGCTTCAGCAGCTATCTGCTGACTGCGCTCAACACCGGCCCTGGCTGATTCCTCAGGCGTAGCCAGTGCACCGATACCCGTGCGACTTGTGGAGAAAAGCTGCTTGCCTCCCCGAACAAGCTCACTGCCGATGGTGGATTCTTTGGGTGCTGGGGCTTGTTGCTTCTGTTGTCGGTGCGTGTAGTTTGCCCACTGCCACGCGGTGGTCTCATCAGGAGCGTTTACTTCGTACGTCTTACCTTCGACCGTTACGTCATACGTGGGCATTGCGACTCCTTACTGACCGGGCTTCAGTTTAACGGCTCCAGGGGGCGGAACACTACCGGGCGCGGACGAACTTGCGGCGCTCATCACCATCACGAAGTCGTTAAAGTCAGGGAACTTTTGCTGCAACATGAAGTTTTTGCTCCACTGCTCCATAAGCTCTTGACGCGTCTTAGGCGCTTGCTTAATACCCTGCACTTCTGAGAACAGCTTGCGATTCTCAGGATCGCGCAGCCACTCCATCAAGCGTACTTCTGCGGGAGTGCGGTCAACTTCACGCTGTACTTCACGGTTTGCTTTACCTTCAGCCGCACGAGCATCAATTTCCATCTGCGTACGTTGCGTAGCTCCGTATTGGGCCATCGCAGAGTCATATGCTTTACCTGCGATGTCTGCACGCTTTACGCCCAAGTCAATGCTGCCTTGTATAGCAAACTTACGGGAGGCAGCGAATGCATCAGAAGCACGCTGTTCAGCCGCAAGCATCGCCTTCGCATCATCTCTGGCTTCTGCACGGCGGGCTTCTTCGATGCTTGCAAACGCCTTTTGGCGTTCCTTAGCAGCCTTACTGAAATCTTTGAGCGCTTCTTGGTACTGTTTGGTACCCACCATTGCGCCTTGGGCGATGTTCTGAAGCGCATTAGGAGAACCGCCCGCCATCATGGCAAGACCCGCGTTGATGATTGCAAAAGCCTTTGACTGCTCTATTTCCTTTGCGGAACCAGCTTCTTCTTTTTTGAGTAGCGCTTCCAGGCCTGCGCCTGCCTTGTCGTCGCGCTTAAGCAAGGTCTTTGCACGCGCAAGATCTGCAGCTATGCGTGCATCTTCGGCGGCTTGGTTTTCAGAAAGTCGCCGGTCAAGGCCTTCACTGTCTAAGAACTGCGCTGCCGTCTCTTTTGCCCCTGCTACCGTGGGCTGTGCCATTACCGGTGCAGTCGGTGCTGCCGCTACGGGCCCTGGCCCTGCTTGTGGGCGTTTCCCTGGCCCTGGCCCTGGCCCTGGTCCAGGCTGTGGCGCAGCCGCAGGGGCCATAGACGGGCCCACATCGATATCTGCTACCCCTGTCTTGCCTTGGCGTGTAGCAACGGGGGCGGCAGCAGCCGCGAGAGCGGACGGAGCAGCGGCAGAAGTCGCAAGAGCAGGCGAAGAAGATTCTCCGCGCAAACGCGCTACTAGCGCGTCCAGCAGCGGACGTTCAACAAGCGATGTGCTCCCTGATGCCTGACGCAGCCGCGCCCTGCGAATGCGTTCCATGACGGGAAGACTGGGGTCGTCTTGCATGTCTTCAGTCACGCTGCCCGTCGCCCCGTTATACCGAGCCACGCCGCCCTCGGCCATGCCAACAACTTCTTCCTCGTCGGGGTACCCAGCGATGCCGCCGTCAGCCATCCTAGCCATGCCGGTTTTGAGCGTAGGCAGTCCTGCAAGACGCGGATCTTGCGGTGGCATATTGATCTGCGGTCCGCGTTGCGGCGGCATCGGCCCGCCTTGCGGCATCGGCCCACCTTGCGGCATCGGCCCGCCTTGGCCTTGTGGGGGCATCGGCATCTGCGGCATCTGGCCTATTGAAGCCACTGCTTGGTCTACGACCTTGGGCGGTTCCCCACCCATCGCCCGCGCTTGTGCCGCCATGCGCATCTGTTTACGCGCAGTGTCTTCTTGTATGGCTAGCGGCAACAAGAAGGGGTCGTTCTTGTGCATTGCAGCGAACTGCTGCAATTGCGGATCGGGCAACTGCCGCAGCGTGGAAAGGATACTTGCTATGTTTCCGAATTCCATGACTTAACCCATTCTGCTGATAGCCAGTTCTGCCAACCCGGCGGGACGACTGTTTACTGCGCCACCTTTGGCGAACAGCTTACCAAAGCCTGCTGCTGCTGTGCCCAAACCCACCAACTGAGAGCCCATAGAAGGTGGTTGCTGGTACATCGTAGTCGCGCTCTGCGACATCGGCAAGCCGCGCAGCATGTCGGACATGAAGCCCAACTGCTTGTACGGCTGATTCTGCGCATTCAAGAAGTCTTGGTACTGCCCGCCAAGGATGTTCTGCGCTTGCTGTTGTTGCTGAACGCCGTACTGGCTCATCAACTGGTTCATACCCATGTTCTGGCCGAACTGCTGCTGCCCGATCTGCCCAAGCTGCCCTGCACCTTGCATGGCAGTCTGCAACCCTTGGAGCCCCAAGCCTGCGCCAAACTGCCCAGACTGCTCGTTAAGCTGCTGCGCAGCTTGCCCGTACTGAGCGCCTAGCCCTGCGCCCTGCATAAGCTGACCGTAACCAAACTGCCGGGACTGCTCAGCCATCTGCTGCGCGTTCATCCCTGCTTGCTGGTTCGCCATCTGCGCCTGCAGACTCTGCCCTGAACCTAGCTGCTGCACGCCCAACATTGCGGACAAGTTCTGCTGCCCGGTATTGAACCCCATCTGCTGGTTCGCCAGCGCCGCCTGCAGTGCCTGTTGCGCCGTCAGCCCCTGCGCCTGGAGGTTGTTGGCCGCGTTCTGCACCGCTGCCTGCTGCGAAGCGCTCAAGTTTGCCAGCGTTGTCTGCAACCCTGTCTGCGTGCCTAGTTGCTGAGTGCCCAGTGCTGACTGCAGGTTCTGCTGGCCCACGGTGAGACCTGCTTGCTGATTGGCAAGTGCAGCCTGCAGTGCCTGCTGAGCAGTCATGCCACTAGCTTGCAACTGCGCCGCTTGGTTCTGAACTGCTGTCTGCTGCGCAGCGTTGAGATTCGCCATGCCCGCTTGCAGACCTGTCTGCGCACCCAACTGTTGCGTACCAAGCTGGGACTGCAAGTTTTGCTGCCCTACAGTGAGACCTGCTTGCTGGTTTGCTTGCTGCGCAGCCAACCGAGCCTGTTGCTCTGCGTTGAACTGTTGCTGGGCCTGCTGGTAAGCAGACTGCGTACCCCGCGTCTGGATGTCTCCCTGCTGCATCGCAAGGTTGCGTGCCGCTTCTGCGTTCTCGATGGCCTGCCGCGCACCACCAAACGCCCCGGCCTGGGCAAACTTAGCCCCTCGGGAAGTAGATGCAATGTCCGCCTGTCTTTGTGCTTCGCGCTTCTCGATGTCCACCACATTCTGCATGTAGGGCGACATGTAGGCCGACGCAGACCCGGGCTGCGCAAAAGACTGCGTGAAGACACGTTCCGCAGGCCCCATCTGATAGGCTCGAAGATCCGGCGCGTACTGCATCTGTGCTGCAGTAGCCGTTGGTGCCGTGACGGTGCTCCCCCTAACCTCCTGGGCAGGACCCATCTGATAGGCTCGAAGATCCGGCGCGTACTGTGCTTGCGCAGCGTTGATGGTCGGTGACTGCACCGCCATCGAGCGCACGCGCTCAGGGTCGCCCATCTGGTAGTACTTGAGGTCAGACGAGTCCACGCCTGGAGCGGTGAACTGTGACGGCTGATACGCGGTAGGCGCAGCAAACTGGTTCGTAGCCTTCCCAGGCGTGTAACCGTAGTTCAGTGCGCGAAGACCTGCAAGACCGGCGAGAGACGCTGCGTCCTCCATCGCCTTGGGCTGTCCCATCTGCTCTGCTTGAGCAAAAGCCTTCTGTTGCAGTGGACTGAACTGCGCGAAGCGATCGCCCTGGTACTGCTGGTACGGCTGAAAAGACTCCGGGATAGGCAGACCTGCCGCATCACGGGCGATGCCGTCTGGCTTCGACGGATCGGCCTTGTACTTATACATTGTCCCCGCTACGTCGCCCAGCAACTGCTCGACATACGGACGTGCATAGTCAGGGATTGTGGTCTGCGTCTGCCTGATTTCTTGGATCTGTGGTTCAGCCATGATCGGTCCTTAAGCTGGGAGGAGGCGCTCGGTTCGCGTATTGACTGCGACCTTTTTCTTGCCAGTGGTTTTGCGACGTGCGCGTTGCACTCGGTCCATCATTGCATACAGCTTGCGTGCTCCAGCCTCGGTCGAGCCGTTGCCAAGCTCCGAGACGATGCGGGCAGGGACCACGAACTCACCATCGGCAAGGCGTGCGGGTTGACGATTCCCAATGGTTGCCGGGATGCTGTCGGAGACGCCATCACCCGGGCCGCGCAAGAGCCTGCCGCCGTCAGAGTAGGAGCCGAGGTTGTACTGGCCTCCGGTAGCACCGCCCATAGCAAGGTGCATCAGGCCTCCGGCTTTTGCAGTTTCGCCCCCACCAAACCCACCACCGCCACCGCCATCGCCGGCATCACCAAGGCCACCAATACCCTCACCGCCACCATCCGTACTCGGGTTGGAGCTTGCTGCTTCCTCCAGCACCCACCCTTCACCCGGAGGCTTGAACCCTGCCGGGGCGTAATATCTATGTCCGGTTTGCGTATTGACCCAAGTTTGTATGCCGGAAGCCGTTCCGGTAGTGCCTGTGGTGCCTGTGGCCGAAGGCCGTTTGATGGGCTTGAAAGCATTGGGAGCAGTTGCGCCCACGGCTTCTACATATGGCTTCCACAACGGAGCGCCCCCAGGCATGGTCTGGTTCGTGGGATACGCGCCCTGGCCCATGAGGTAGTCGTACGCGGACTTTGAAGCGCCTGTATTGGACACGTTGTAATTGAAGGTGGGCGGAGCGTAGCGGTTGCCCACTTCCCTGTACACGTCTTGCGCGGTCTCGGTGCCACGAGAAACGCTGCCAGCGGTGCCCAATCCAGGCTGCGTGAGTGGGGCAAACGACGTCTTGTCCCCATACGTCTTGTCGTCGCCTACATAGCCGTCAAACTTGTTGGTGCTGGTGATTGTCGGCGCACGGCCTGTGGGTGCCGTCTTTTCGTACTCTTCCAGCGCTTTCTTCGTGTCTATTGCGCCCGTTACAGTGCCGCCTGTGATGGTGCCCGAAGGCACGCGCGTGATCTGCTCTGCGGGGGGCAATTGGAAGGTCGGAGTAGTTGATGTGGTGTTTGTTGTCACCCCACCACCTGTGACGGTGCCGGTGCCGGAATCTTGCACTGCTTGCCCGGTCCTGGGCAACACAAAGGCGGATTCTGTGCTTGTGCCGGGAGCAGCGGCGGTTGTGGTTGGCTGTGCTTGCGTTGTGTCTGCTCTAGGCAATGCGCCTATGCCCCCTTGAATAATCTCTTCGGGTGCGGGTGCGGCAGGAGCAACGGCTAACGGCGATGGAGCCATTTCCCACGGATTTCGCACTCCTGCAACCATCCGGTTGTAGAGAATTTGATTGGGGTCAACTGCGCTTTTATCCGCCCTGTTTGGATCAGAGTACTTGTAGTACATCTTGTCGCGGAACTCAGGGTCTAGTGCTTCCAGCATTCCGGCTTGATTAGGCGCGTACGGATCAAAACCCAATGCTCGCATTCTGGCAAGCGTATCTGCTGCACTATTAGCATCGGTTAATGCGGTTCCAACATACTGGTTAAGAAGCGTATTAAGGTCTTGCTCGCCTGCCATGCCTCCGCCCATTGGCTTTTCTATTGTCAGTGCGTTCAAATACCGTGACACAGCGTCTGTCGGACTACTTGCATCTTGTATTGCGTGGTGGTAGTGCCCGCCTAATCCTGTGAAAGAGCCGCCAAAAACAGACTGCAACCCTCGCGCAGCCAAGTCTTTTTGGCCTTGCAGATTTGCCGCCAGATCCCTACTAAAAGTGGGGCTTAATACGCTGTTGGGATTAACGCGCATTTGCTCAAACTCTGCAGGAGACATCTGCGATGCTAGATAACGCTCGAACTCAGCACGCCGAGAATCCCCTGGAGCGGGGATGTCTCCTGTCCAGCCACCTCCGGCCAAAGCCACGATGCCACCAGCCGCACCGCCTGGAGGCGGTCCGTAGTTGATTTGGTTTGCAGCGATAGGGTCTAGTGTTGTAAATGATCCCGGAGCTTGCCCAAAGCTGCTCATGTCAATAACGCGGGGGCGGATGTAGCCGGTTTCTCCTGGTTTGCTTTCTCTAGGGGTGACTGTGGGCACCATCGCGTCTGCCGCGATGGGTGCTGCGGCCATAGCAGCAAGTACCTTAGGCGAGAAGCTACCTGCAGGCAGGCCAGCAGACAGCGCTTTCAGCCCGCCCGGAGCAAACACCTCTTTACCGCCTGCGACAAGCTTGTCCAGAAAGCCGGAACCAGACACTGCGTTTTTCATGACTGCAGCCCGAGCGGCCTCTTCAGTCATACCCTGTTCCATGATGTTGCGAGCAATCGCTTCTCTGCCTGCTTCAGAGGCCGCTGCGCTAGCGCCAATAGCCCCTTCGCCCGCACCCATGAAGCCCGCACCAAGGCTTGACCCGCCATAAGCGCCCAGGCCCGCCATCAGACCTTTCTGCAAACTGCCTGTAGCCAGCGCAGTCACACCACCAACGGTGGCTGCAGCGCCCAGCGAGGACATCAAACCAAACCCGGCAGGGCCAAGCGCAAAGCCTGCCACCATCGGCAGGATCTTCTTCAGGAAGTTCGCCTCGGGCAGACCCGTTTCGGGATTGATGGTCAGCCGCCCACCATGCGCCAGAGCCAGGGCGTGCAGCCCGTGGACCTCGCCGGGGGTCATGTGGACCAGCATGGAGTCGCCGTTGCGACCCTTGGTGGCAAGGTGGTGAGCAAGAACGTCAAGGCTCATGGTTTACCCTATCACTGCGTCAAATCGTAGAAGGTCAAAGACCCGATGGCCGCACCGGAAGAGCCCGACAGCACCCGGATGCCCAGCGTATAGATATCACTCGTCCCCGTCAAGGAGGAGCCCAACTGAAGATCCCAGTTGTACGCCGCAGGCTGATTGATCGTCCCGCTGGACTGGTTGGTGGACTTCACGTACTGCAGGTCTACGATAGTGCCTACCGTCATGGCCGTGGCAGAAGTGTCCTGCTCCACATTGGCATCGCTTGAGACCGCAGCCCAAGAGGCCCCAGTCAGCCCTGTGCTGTTCTTTGCCAGAATAACCTCAAAATCGTCCCCCGTCGAGGTCGGCATCACGTTAAATTTTACGGGCAGCACCACTGCGTTCAGCGCGGTGGAAGCCAGCCGGATGGACACCAGAGGAAGAAATGTCGTGCCAATTGAAGTCTTGGTCGTTGTCCTGCGAGCCACGTGCTCGATGGATGTCTGCTCGTAGCCGCCTTCTGAAACCACCGAGGAGCAAATTTGCTTCAAGGACGAAGCGCTTGCAGTTGCTGCGGTGTTGGTAATCTCATACCTGACCGGCAAAATTGCCGTGGTCATGTAAACAGAAGTGATGTCGTTTGCATTCTCAAACGTGTGGCAGACAATGTACTGACCGTCAATGATGAACCCGCATCGAACAGACCCGACACCAAGCCATTCAAAGTCCATCCACAAAATTTGTGCTTTGGTCAGGTCAAGGGTAAACCCGGAGTCTCCCGTGCCGTCAAGTTTGTCGCCGTTCCAGTTGTTTTGCGTCACGATCCGCGCATCACTGACAGATCCTGAGATGTAAGACCGCAGGACGAATGAAACAGTACTGTCGTTCTGTTGGATAAACACGCCGTTCTGGGTCCCAAAGTACCCCACCCGCTGGCGAAGCCCCGTCTTGGCGGTGTTCATCACGAACGTAGCCAAACACAACAAACCCTTGCCGGGTTGGTACGGCATGCACCTGTAAGACTGCCTTACAACTTCAGAACCACTGGAGGTAGTGACATCCATCCGTACCGATGATTCGTTGGGCAGGTACGTGGTTGACCCCCCAGTGGCTGTGCTGGTGTCAAACTGATTGTCAATAGCGTAGCGGTTCTGAGAGTCAAACAGCGTGTAAGGAGCGCTGGTTCTTAGCCGACCAAAGGCATCGACGTTGGTCCCGCCGATGGAGACTGGAACGGTTGCAGATGTGCTCACAAGTTGCCCCAGAAGTTGGTCTAGTTGGTTGAAGTACAGGCGCAGGACGCTGTTAAATTTGTCGAAGTACTTCTGGTCGTACTCTTGCGATGCCTGTGGAAGAGCCGGTGCAACGAAGCGCTTGATGACGTTGTAGATCAGCGGCATAGTCAGCTTTTACGGCCATCAGGCTTGAGATCGATTCTAGGAGAACCAAGCTGCCACATCACACCTACACCGTCGGATTCAATCTTCATCGCCATCTGACGACCACGAACTCGGATGTTTACCTGCCCCGTGAACTGCTCAACTGGAACCACGGCTGAGCGCGTGATGGCCCCGTTGTCTGAGCCGCCGAGGGACGCCGGGTTGTTGTAGCCTGAACCTGAGTTCTGCAGGGGCAGGAGCGTCAGCGTGGCTGTGGGTGAGCCCGCCGTAGAGCCTCGGAAGGTGATGTCAGGCAGCACCCGCCAGACAAACGAGAAGTTGTGCCCGTCGTCAATGTCGAACTCAGACGATGTGATGTAGGACTCAATAGCCGCCGCAATACCTGTGGAGTTGTCATCCACACCGGACTCTTGGTACAGGAGTTGGTTACCGTAGGCTGCGATGGGGAAGTCGCTGATGATGCTGGCATCAATCCAAGTGGTGCGGTCCATCGTGCCGTAGTACCAGATCTTTTCCAAGTAGTTGTACACCACGTATTTGTCAGGAGAAGCGGTGTTGTTGTCTGCCGAGCAGTAGAACCACCAGACCTCGTTGAAGCGCTCTACCGTTGAACAAAAGACCTGCTCGGCTTGGTTGAGGTTGAAGTCACTGAACACATACTGCCGCAGATCGCAGGGGAGTGTCTGCACACGACCGTCGTAGACGTAGAACTTCTCTTCACCCATCCAGTAGGTCACACCGCCTGCGGTGATCATGGCCCGGTCGCTGATGAGCGACACGTTGTCGGCCAGCATCTGAGAACCCCACACGATAGGCGGGCCAAGGTACTGCAACGAGTACAGAGCGATGTCTGTCCAGATCAAAATTTCTTGGCGAACCTGGGCAACGCCTACGATTTCTGAACCGTGTGAAAGCGTCAAACTACCCGCTTGGTTTGTCGCGGCAGGCGTCCAACTGACCGCGCTTTCCTGATCAGACCAGCGGATCAGCATTAAATTTTGATCAGCGGTGCCGTAGTCGTTGCACCCGAAGGCCAGCACAAAACGCGAGGCGTCCGAGACCATCATGAGGCGCTGCACCGTCGGGACGTCCGACGCGCCGGTAAGTGAGGTCAGATTGACACCACGGGTGGAAAGACCGGAAGAATTGTCCCAGTAGTACATCGGCCCGTCCTTGGGGCCAAAGATCAGATCCTCACCAAAATTCTGCTGGTTCCACACCCGCAGGGACTCAAGTGATGTGCTCCCGATACCCCACGTGCCACCACCCCAAGGCCCCGCGCCCCATCCAGACAGAGGTGTTTGAATAGATGGACCTACGTTGACTTGGTAAGCGCCGACTACGGAGGCTCCACCATTACCTGAGTCTGACGCATTGGCTGTAGCAGTGGCGGTGAACGTGTACGTGTTAACCGTCAGTACAGTGATTTGGTATTCTTGGTTTAGGACCGTAGCTGTGATGTTGCCGCCTAAAGATACTGCGCCGCTAAAAGTAACGTAGTCTCCAGTTATTGCTCCGTGAGCGGTGTCCGTTGCAGTAATTGTTGAAGAACCGTTTGTAGCAGCAAATGTGATTGCTCCTGCAGGTGTAGTCTCTCTTATCGGCGTGATGTCAAAATACGCACCACCATACATGATGTAGAACTTCTCGTTCGTACCCATGCCCAGCAGAGAAGACCAAGGCCACAGCGAACGTGCTGTACCTTCAAATGTGTTTACGTTAGATACCTGACTCCAGCCACCAATTTTCTCTGGTGTGCCGTAACGAAAGCGTACTTTGTCGCACTCAAACCACCCACCCTCCGTGGTGTAGCGGGTATTTTCTCTATTAACACCGGGCTTTAGCTGTATCTTTTTGAGTGGCATATTTACCCCAGCAAAGCGATTTCTGCGGCTCTGCGTTTCACCAGACCGGGCAATATTTTGCCGCCACCGCGAACCCACAGGGCCAGTTGCTCTTTGGCACCTTCCCAGTCAAGCGCACGGAGTTTGCGCCGCAGGGTGGAGGTCTGGAGTCTACCTGACCCCAGGTTGTAGGTGAAGTCTGCAATGGCGCAGAAGGCCCGCCAGTTCCCGTTGGTCACGCTCCAAGCAAAAAGCTCAGGACACTGCCTGATCACCGCCGAAGCGCAGACCCGCTGAAGCTCGTCCATGAGCCAAGCGTCTGCAATGTCGCGGGTAATCGGCGGGTCATCCATCGTGACCTTTTTGCCTGAAGGCTTGTAGACCGTTCCCCAACCGATGGTAGGGTAGCCTGCGGGGCAGATGTAGGGGTAGATCAGCCCGTCCTTGCCGAGCCGGTGCAGCCCCTCAAACTGCTTGCACAGCGCGACCGCTACGTCAAGGTTCACGCAAGCCCTCTCTTTTCTAACGTGCGGTTCATGAAGTAGTAGTTGATCGTACCCGCCACCAATGCTGCGAAGTCAGGCGACATGGCGGTCTTGAACACTTCCACTGGCGGCATGCCTTGCAGCCAAGCGTTCCAGGCAAACCAGATGTGCACGAACGACCAGATGAACAGAATCCAGTAGGTGACCACCGGGCGTACCGAAGCGCTGAGCGAAGCAACCCAGCCGCCTGCGGCCTTGACCATCTCGGTCTGCTGATCCAGCGCGCTCTTGAACGCATCCAACACGCCGACATCTACGGCCATGCCGTGCTGAGCGCCGATCTCCTGCAACTTCTGCGCCCCGCGCATCTGCTCCAGTTGGCACTGCTGCTCAAACATCTTGAGTTCGTGCAGGCGTTCGTTCTTGCGATCCAAGAACTTCAGCACCTCCGGGGCGAGGCGGAACAAGCCCCCAAAAATTGAGCCCAGCAGGCCCCCGCCGAGGATGTCGAGCATGATGTCAGTCGCTCAGACCAGCGGACTCGGGCGTCGGAGCAGGTACAGGCACCTGCGGCATGGCTTGCGCTTGGATCTCCTGCACCAGCGGGAAGACTTCCGCGTAGGGGCGCGTACCGAGGTACTGCAGGATGCCGTTGACGAGGCCCAGTGTCAAGGAGATGGGGGTATCGGTTTTCATCAGTTGCTCCAAGGAGTTCCAGAGGCGGTTGTGGGATTGACTTGGGCATCGATCTGCCCTTGCACTGCGGCCTCATACGCAGCGACTTGGTTGGCGCCCATCTGGTCCTTGACCCAGCCGATAACAATTTCTTCGGTCAGGTCTTCGTAAGGGATGAAGTCGGGGGCGTCGTGATCCTTGTGCGGCAACGAGATCGTGCCGTAGACGCTGCCAGAAGCAGTGCCGTCGGTCTTTGAAACACGCCAGTGGGCGGTGGTTACGCAGCACTCGGGAAGAGTGTGGTCGAGGGAAGAGATGGTCCAGTTCATGGTTGGATCCTTATGCCAAAGTAATGTTTGCCACGCGAGTTGTCCCGTCCGTTCCGCGAACAGATATGCGCAAGTTTGTGTTGCTGGTGAGCGTAAACACCATCTGCTGGTTGCTGGTAAGCGTAGGTGCCGCTGTCTGCACTATTGGTATGAAATCACCCACGCTCGTGATGCGGGCAGCTTCGGTGGTAGGGTTGCGATAGAACGTGAGTGGCCCGCCAGTGTTGTTCAACAACCGCGCTTCGCCGTTGCTATTGCTGTTTCTAAATTGAAGAAGATTTGGGCCAGCAGAAGTTGCTGTGTTGAGCGTCAAACCATAATCAGAACCAGTGTGGTCTACAGCCAGTCGGCTGTTAGTGCTACCGGGATCAGTTGTCGTCCCCACCAGCAGGTTACCCCCGCTCGTGATGCGGGCGCGTTCGGTGTTGTTTTGGTAAAAAAGTAAAGAAGTGTTTTCGGCTGAACCAAGAAATGTGCCGGTGCTATCTGCATAAAAAAAGGCAGATGAGGTTCCTGCGCCTGTACCCCGATAAATGCGAAAACCACCACCATTAGTACTGTAAGCTCCTAGCGTTGCGTACCCCGTACCAAGCCCTGCAACGCTTCCTTCTGTACCAACAGTAAAAATACCGTTTACGTTTGCAGAAAGACGCGCAAGCTCAGTACCTCCAATGTTGAGGTTGATTGCAGTGCTAGTGGCGCTTGACAAAGACAAAGCGGCTGTTGATGCGACAGAAGCAACACCAAGCGAAGTCCCATTAAACGTCAGCGCACTCCCGCTCGTCAGCATCTTGCTGCCGTTGAGGTAGGTCACGCCGTTGGCGGTGCCTGCGGAAAGCGTCGGATTCCCTCCGAGCGTCAACGCCGTACCGTCAAACGTCAGGTTCGCAGAGCCCACCAGCACCTTGGAAGCGTTCAGGTACTGGACCTGATTGGCTGTGCCCGCAGACAGCGTCGGGTTGGCTGCAAATGTTGCCGTGCCCCCCACAGACAAAGCTCCGCTCAGGGTCAGTGCCCCGGCAGAGTTGAACGTTTCAACTACATTGGTCCCATCGCAGTACAGGAACTTGTACTGGCCCGCTGGGACAGAAATACCTGTGCCCCCAGAGGTCTTCAGAGTCAGTGCAAAGCCACCCGTCGTGTCGTTCCTGAACACGTACATTTTGCTGACCGCAGGGCAGATGACGTTCTTGGCCTCACCCGGAGTGCCCGTCGCCACAATGAACATCCGGCGTGCTTCGTCCGCAGTGCCAGAATTGTTGCTCAGCGTGTACGCAACCCCCGCTCCACCCCACGTAGAGATCGACGCCGTACCTGCAACCGCAGCATCAAGCAGTTCAGTAATGCCGGTGTTTACAGTGCTGCCCCAAGTGCCACTCAACTCCCCAGTAGCAGGAAGCGTGAGACGCAGCGAGGTGGTGTATGAAGATGGCATTTTTTACCTCAAGCAAATCGAATGACTGCCGTGGTGGCAGAAGCAACCGGAAGCTGTACCGTAAAATTTGGCCCAGCAGTTTTGTCAGAACCGAAGTCCAAAACGGCAATAGCACGGTCGGCTTTGGAAGTGTTGTAGATCAACGCACCACGGGTGACAAAACTAGACCCCGGCCACGCAGGGTTATCAAACGTGCAATACGCCGTGGTACCAGAAAGAAGGACTTGAACGTTGACAAGAACCTCCCCGCCTGCGGTGTAGCCTGTGCCAGACGTTTCACCTGTGAGGGTGTAGGCCGTGGTGTCCGCACCAAGAGAAGCGGCGCTCGTGTAGAGCGCCATCTTCAAAACATCGGTATCCAGATCATGGATACCCAGCCATGACTCCTGTTTGAACGAAGAGCATAGCGTTTGTACCAGAGCCATTTAGTTCACCTGTGTTCGTACCTGCCCCGAGCGATAACTGTCCTGCCTGTCGCGCCCGTCACCCAGGTTCTTCAACAGCGCCAAGGACTGCATGTACTCTTTGTCCATCAGCGCAACGATGTCCTGCTCCTGCTTCATGAACCGGGCAGCTTCCAGCATCACTGCGTTGAACAGCACCGAGTCAAAGTTGTTGCCCAGCCATGTGGTCGATGCAGTGACGATGCTCTCCGGGTAGTAGAAGTAGTTCAGTTCAGCCGTCAGCGCAGCGTTGGGCGTGGGCCCCAACAGGAAAGACTGCACCAGCGGAGTTCCGGTCTGCGTCCCGTACAGGGCGTAGTACTGCGGCGTCCCCGTTGTAGTTGAACTCGGGAAAGCCTCCCGCATGAAGTTCACATCTTTGTTCAGCAGGTAGCTGAACGTAGTGCCCGATGTAACCCCAAAGGAAAACGCAGACAAGAAGTCTGTCGGCACTACAAGTAACGGATTACCAATGGTCAGCGTGAGGTTTGATGTCTTCCGCAAATTGGGAAGCTGCACCGAGTTGTAGATGCGCTGCTCTGCTAGCTTCGTCAGAAGCGCAAAGTCTGTCGCGGAAAACGTATTTTCCGTGCTGTCCTCAACGGCAGTCTGCAACTCGGTGTAGTTCAAGTTTCACCTCACGCCATCGGCCCACGAGACATGAAGCCGCGAGTAGCGGCACCAGATCCACGCTGCTTGATCCCGGAGGTCTTCGGCCCCGGAGCGGACTCTTTGGAGATGCTGCCCACCACCATGCACAGGTCACGCGGATTGACAGGGCCTTGCGGGTATGCCTGCTTGGCAGGCGGCAGTTTTGTGATCTTGCTCATAGCTCACCCCGTCTTCTGGTTGGCAGCGCGGGACAGATTCTTGCCCAAGCGCATACGGTCCTCAGAGGTGGGACCACCCTTCTTGAAGGCTTTCCCTCCCTTGGCAAGCTTGGTCAGCGGCTTGCCTGGGTGCATCGCACGTTCGTGCTTGTGAACATCTTTCATCATCGCTCCTTAGGTCGTGACAATTTGGACTGTACCAACATATCCCTGCCCGACCAAGCTGTTTGGCGTCAGGGGCGCATCAAAACCACTGGACCCACCTATCGGAGCCCAGCCCCACTCAATCACCCGGCTACCAATACCGATGGTGTCAATAACCGTCTGACCTGAAGAGTACCAAGTGTTCGTATCTGGACGGGGATCACGGATGGCCTGGGGGTCACTTACAGGGTACATCCCGAGTTGCAACTGAGGATGATCTGGGGTCCAGCATTGAGGACACGCTTTGATCTGTGTTTGCTTGGTTTTGACTACGAGATTCTTGAGCTTTTTGAGGTCGAAACGGAACCCACAGACATCGCAGAAACCAAATGCCTTTGCGCCGTTTGCAAAGCGATTGCTCATATCATTCGCACCCGCCCGCCTTGGCGGTACTCATTGGGCATTGGAACAGCACGAAGCATTGCTTGTGCCTTCATTTTGGCTGCTTCTTCCTGCTGGCGCTTGCGTTGCGCTATCACGCCATTTGCAACAACACCTCCATGAGCACCTCCGGTTGCATCCTGCCATTCCCTGCGGCGCCGTTCTTGTTCATCTTCCTGCGACGGTTGCTGTAGGCTGAGCAGCCCCTCCGCAGCAGGCATAAAGCCGCCCCCCGCCCCAGGCGGCGGCCACGGTGCGTCGGACGGATAGCCTTCAGGACGGGGCGGCAAAGGCTCTTGAAACCCGTACTCCCCGTATTGCGCTACGGGCTGGAACCCCGTCACGCCTTCGCCCGTAACCATGCGGTCACCGGCCAAGTTGTAAATCTCGCCCTGCGGACCCACGCTGTAGTCGTCGGGCAGGTTGTAGTTGGGTCGCTCCTCGGGCAGGAACCCCAGCAGCCGCCCCAGCGGCTCAACGCTGCTGGCAAGCTGCTCGCCCAGAGTGCGGTTGCTGTACAGCAACCGCGCCACTTCCGGACTCAGCGTTCCGCTACCCAACCCGCGAATCGCCATCTCATTCATTATCGGCTGGGTGAGCTGGCTGCCCAGCAGCGCCCGCCCCACAGCAAACAACGGCCCTGCCATTTTAAACCTCCATGATCAACTTATGAACATCTGCCTTGGGACAAAACGTACTGCACTGCGGTCTCTGTCTTCCGTCGAGGCAAGATCCCAGTCCTCATCATATTGCGCCTTTAGCACCTGCATACGCTCCATCGCACCGGGGATCTTCATGGACAGATAGTAGGCAAGGCCGGACACCAAAGCGGGGATGAACCTAAACGGTACATCTTGTGTGTACGTCCCGCCCGCACCAGCGTCTTGAATCCTGCGCAAGCGCCAGTAGACGAGCGTGTACGTCTGAGAATTGTCAGGCGTGGGCCACACGGTGAACTGCGGCGCTGCTGCTTGGCGGTTGATCCAGATTTGGATCGGCCTTGCCTGCTGCAGCTTGTTCGGGATGGACGAGTAGGTAGAAACGCTGATGCGCGTGATGGTCAGATCAGTCTGTGTGGAAACATTTCCCGCGCCCGTACGAATCACATGCTCAATCAGATCCACCGTATCGGCGGGCAGCGTGTAGGTATTGGTGCCAGCGGTCAGGACTTGTGTACCCTGCTCAATGGTCCACATGTTTATGCCGCGATTCGACCAATCTGCAAACAGCAGATTTAGGCTACGCCGTGCAGTCTTCAGGTCATAGCCCGTGCGCAACTCAGCACCACAGCGCTCAAAGGCTTCTTCAACGTACTCTGCCAAATCTAAATTAAACGTAGCGGTGCCGGATGTTGTCATGGCTTACTTTGCTGTCAGCGCAGAACGCTTGAAGGCTTTGGCAGTAGGAGCGCCGGGAGAACCCGGCTTGCGCATGGTTTCACCCGATCCAGCGGCAATCCGCTTGCGCTTGGCGTTGATGTTGGCATAGAGCCCGACCTCACCACCTTCGGCGTACTGCTTAAAGTTGGTGTTGTCACGGCGCTTCTTCAGTTCAGGTCGAATGTCACCCATGCCACGGCTCGGCCTCATACAAATTTTCCCCTAGTCTTGCCCTGCCGCTCACAGCCGCCGCCACGAACTTTGCCGCCTTTTTTGTAATCATCACTCATGCGAGGAGTGCGAGTTTCAAAAAACTCATCTTCCCTTGGTTGACGATAACGCATACGACCAGACAATTCTGGCGTGTATTCCGTTGGCTCTTTTGTGTCTTTTGCTGCTCGCGTTCCCGTTAAACGCTGCCCCGGAAATTTTGCAGTTTCTTTTGCTGCTTGCTGAGCAGATGTTTCTGCCGCTTCTTTCGCGGTCTGTTTTGCCGTGTTTTTTGCGGCATCTTTGGCAAGTTTAGAAGCTACTGCCCGAGCAATTACTGGTAATGGCATCTCAGGCTCCTCAGCACTTACCGCCGCCCATCATCTTGACTATCTTGGCGGGTTTTTTACCCTTGGACTCAATGCCGCCGCCCTTGGCGTAACCCTTGGCTTCCTTCATCTCGTGCTTGATCATGGACTTCGGAGCGCCCTTCTTCTTCATGAAGGCCACTTCCTTCTTCATCATTTCCTTGGACTCTTTCATACTGCCTCCTTCGGCATGTGCTTTGGGACCAACAAACTTCTTCGCTACGCTGGGTGAGACATCTGTCTTGCCTGCAAGTGAAGCATACATAAACCTGCGCTGTTTTTCAGACTGGACAGGCATTACTTCTTTCCTCGCCATCCGCGAACTGTTTCTGTCTCCCAGATGCGAATTGCGGTCCACACAATCGTAAAGATTGCTGCAACAGCAGGTAAAAATTCCACGAGCGTGCCAACCACTGTAACGACTGATAGGGCGTCAACAGCATGTTTTGTGCTTTCAGAAACTTCGTGTTTCATGTTAACAGTTCCACGCCCTCAGGCTTTTATTGATACGAGAGTTCGGATCTTTGGCCGTCTTCTCGCTGGTAAGTTTGGCCTTCATCCCTGACATCCGGGCGCAGAATGACTTCTTGCGCGGGCCACCTTCGGGCTGCGGGGCTTTGAGCCCAGGCTTGCCGGGGTTAGCCTTGTTGTAGGAGGCTCGGCCTTTGGCGTTGAGGCCGCCAGCCTCGGCTTTGCCTTCTTTGCGGGTCCAAGCAGGCGACTTAGCCATCATCAGTCCTTCAGAGCCAGGAACTGGGGGAGGGTCAGGCAGTCATTGCTGCCCGAGGTTAGCGTGCGGCTCACATAGGTCCACACAGCTTGCGCAAGCGTATCGTAGTCTACTCCGCCAGATGCTGCAAGGTTCAACTTGTTGCCCATCGTGCCACTGTCGTTGTACTGCGCTGCCAGGGCTTGCCACACTGCCGCTGCCAAATTTTGCGGGGACAGCACAGACTCGCCCGTGATGTCAGCCGACAACTCTCCAGTGGCGTAGGGGACGAGCGTTAGCGTGCCTGTGCCTGACAGATCTGCTTGTACAGAAGCAAACGCATTCAGCACGGCGGTGATGGCACCAGCGCCCGTCAGATCGCCAGATAGATTTAGCAGCGCCAGCAAATTTGGTGGGGGCGAAATGTCGCCCGCGCCAGTCAACGACGCAATCAGGTCGGCAATCAGCGACAGGAACGCATTGGTGACCGTGCCTGATCCCGTCAGATCCGCAGTAGCGTTTCTGCCCCCCGCCAGATCGGCGACGATGCTTCCCAAGCCATAGATCTGGTTGCTTGCTCCGATCTGACCAGCTTGTTGTGGGATAAACCATGTCAGGCTGGGGTAGGCCCCGTTCGGCAGCGCGTAGTACTCCAGCGCCGTGGTGGTCTGGTCCTGCATCATGCGGCTACGCACACGACCTGATTGAGAAAAATTACCCCGGTTACCTGACTGAATAGCCGTGATAGCGCTGGACCCGCCGCCGTACTTCAGCGGCAGCTTGTCGTAGACGGAGTAATTGCCGATCAGAGCCATGTTAGCCCCAGGCTACATCAATGCTGCCGTAGTAGGCGGTGTTGACAGGAGTAGCTGCGCCTGCGTACATCAACCACTGCAAATTTGCACCGTCAAAAATTCTCGGCATTGACGGCAACTGATTCACTAAGTCGCGCTCCGACGCCACACCAACCGTCGTCAACGGTATCGTCAACAAAGGTTTACACAGTACAAGAACCAAACAACCCGACGTCATTGTGGCGGACAGGTTGATAGACTGGACTGACAAAATGCCCGTGTCACCCGCCGCAAGGGGGAGGAACGGTCCGTACTTGCCCGCGCCCGTACCGGAATAGATGACCGACCCCACCGGAGATGTGGTGGTGGCAGTTGGCAAAACCGGGCTTGCAGGAGTCAATCGACCTGATGTACTCCCCACGTTTGTGTAGTTAAGCTGGATTGTCGGCGTGCCAGCACCCATCACAACAGAGGGCACGATATACGCCTGTAGGCCCGCACCCGTTGCATAACGTGGCAGCGTCTGTGTACCCGTAAACGACTGAGCGCCTGTTGTAGTGACAGAAGAAATGGTAAACATCGCCACCTGATCTATCAGCATCAGAACGGCGGGTGAGCTGGTCGCTGCGGCTGAGTAGGCCGATATGTTCAGGATGTTCTTGACAGACGGCGAGACATCGCCCCCCGTGTACAAACCGTTGGTGGCAGAGGTGCCTGTGATGGTCTGCGAAGTAACCGTCTGAGAAACGCTGACGGTGTAAGTACCGCCGTTGTTTGCGCCTGTGCCCGTACCCAGCGCGGTGATAAACGTGCCCGCCGAAACACCTGTGCCGGTCAACCGCATGCCAATTGTGAATCGACCCGTGCCGTGCGTGGTGTCGGTGAACGTGGTGCCCGAGATGCTGCCGCTTGTCGCCGCCGTTGTGGCAGTTGTGGTCGTGGTATCAGACAGCGATTGGAACGCTAGGTTCGTCGTAGACCCGTGCGTCGAGTTCTGAAACGGATTGCCTGCGCCGACTGAGAGGTCATACCAAACACCTGCCGTTTGCGCGGTTGTTGGCAGCGCGTTTTTGTTCCAATCCGTGCGGTTGAACTGCCCTGCGGTGATCGCAGAGATGATTTGATCCATTGACTGCAGCGGCATGCTTTACCCCCAAACGGTTTGAATTGTGCCTATGTATGAGGCTTGGCTTGAAGCGGATTGCCCAGTGTTCAGCAATATTGACAGATAAGCATTGTCTGCAATCACTGGCAAATCAAAAAAATCTATGGCGGGGGTGCGCTCACCTGCTTGCGCAACCTCACGCAAAATGATCTGCTCTAGCGGCTTGACCAGCACAAAAGCGAGCAGGCCAATGTCAGGGGCATCAAATGTTACGCTCTGAACACTTCTGATCCCTGTATCCCCTGGAGCCAGAGTAAGAAATGGGTAGTTACTGTTTAGTCGTGCAGCCGATGAGTTGTTGCCGGTTACCAATGCGCCAGTAATGGTCGCTGACCCACAAGTTTGTGTGGGCGATGTTTGAAGCACACCGCTCTGATTGATGTATGTAAACCGGAATGTTGGACCCCCAATACCCAGCATACCTGCCAACTGAACCGCCATGACACTCACGCCTTGCCCATCCGTATAGCGTGTCAAACTTGCCGTGTTGTCAAGCACCTGTTCGTCAGTAATACCTGTGTCTACAAACGGGTAATAGAACAGGTAATCCATCAGGATCATCGGACCCGTTGCCACACCTGTTATTGATATTGGGACTACTGTCAGTGTTTTTAAGTATGTCTTGTACCCCAAACTTGCTACAGGAGGGTTGTGCGGTATCCCGCCATTTGCTGCTTGCCCAATTGGAGCGCCAACAAGTGGCGTAGAGGCGTAGTAAAAAGGAAGCGGATTACCAGGGCTCAAAGTCACATCAAACCAAGCGCCAGCACCTGTGGTCTGGTTGATTGCCTTACGAAAGCCGCCAAAAAACGTCTGCCCGTTCTGTTCGGCGTCAACCAAATCTTTGAACGAGTTGATAGCCATTTACGTTACCGCGCTGGTGCCACGCAAAGCAGCTTCCATGTTAGCCAAGACCGGCGCGTCCTTGTGCCCGCAGGGCTTGTAGACGATGTGCTGCACAAGAAACACCGGCTCATTGCACTGAGCGCACAAATACTTGGGCAACTCGCCCTTGGCAAGATTGGGCTGGTCCATTCAAGTCTCCGTGACGGTCAGAGCCGAAGCATTGAACTGCGGTTGAATGCCTGACGCAACCGCCAGCGAACTGTTCAACGCGCCAGCGTACAGCACGTTACCCGCACCACTTGCAGCCGTCCCAATTGCCACATGGGTCAGCGTAGCGCCCGTAGCACCGCACTGGGGGAACTGGATCAGCGCAGCGTTGACCGCCGTATTGGTTGAAACCGTCCAACCTGCCGACGTTCGCAACACCGCAATCCGGGTGTAGTTTGTGTAGCTGGTTTCGTTGGTGGTCTGGTTGTTGCCGGTGCCCGGATCAGCCGTATACAAGCCAACGTACAGATTTGTGTACGGCGACGAAGCGGCGTTGTCCGCCATGTTCGCCCAAGCCGTGGCGTTGAAGATCAGCCTCAACAGGTTGTTGCAAGTGGTTATTGACTTTGCCATTGGTTACCTCTAGACATTACTCAGTTCTTGGAACGGCGAATATGTCAGCGTCAACCTGTTCGCCCATGCGGATGTATACGTTGTGTAACTAGGATTGTTGGACACGTTAGCCCACCCCATCACACCTGTGCTCGTGCTAAACCTCTGAACCAACCAGCGCCCACCGGAGTCAGTCACTTTCCCAACATACAGCGGATCGCCATCAACAAAATTGTTGAGGTAATAACTGTTTGCCGGGAATAGATGCGCTACTCCAGAAACCGACACGGTTTACCCCAGCCTTGCACGCAGCGTATCCAACGCCTTTTCCGCTGCAACCTTGCGCTTCTCAAGGTCTTTGATCTCCGCTTCCATCTCGGCCTTCTGAGCCGCCGCATCGGCTTGTGCCTTCGCAACACTTGCCTCTGCTTCTTGGATGGCTTGCGTTGCTTTTTCTTGGGCGTCTGCAATAGCCGCCTGAATGCGACTCAGCGAAGCATCACGGTCAGCCTCAATCTGCCTTGCTTGCTCGGCAAATTTTGTGCGAGACGCTTCAATCTCTTCCCTCAAAGCCTGCTTCTCTTTGGAAACCGCTTCAAGTTCTTGATTGATTTTCTCAAGCCGCTTGTCCGCTTCTTCAAAAGCCGAGGCAATGCTTTTCTCAGCAGCCTCAAACTCTTGCCGCTTCGTCACCAAAGCACGGTTAAGGTCTGCTTCCTTCTCAACCATGTTGATGACCGCAGGGATAGTCGCAATGACCGGCCCCCACGTATCTTGGAACTTTCGCAGTTCACCAATGCTAATGGTCATAGTTTACCTTCCAGGCATACCTGCTTGAATCAGCGTCATGGTTGCAGTACCCGACGTATACGCGGTGATCGTCAGGCGCACCGCCCTGACAGGATACGCATAGTTTCCGTCAGACGATGCCGTCTTGGCGCTCAAGCCCGTATTGGGGAACCACGTTGCCGTCGCTGCAGAAAAGCCACTGTCAAACGGATCACTGAAAGTGTGCTCTACCGTGTAGGTCATCGTAGCGCCCGCAGACAAAACTACGCCCACACCCACATTGAACGGCTGCTTATAGTGATCCAGTGGGACCACCGTAGATGATCCCGCTGCACCTACGCTTACAACTACTGGACGCATGCCGACTCCTTACTGGGGGCCGAAGCCCCCGTCATCAGTTCTGGAACACGGTCGGAGCTTGTGCGCCGTTGTCAGCACGCTGGATGTACTCAATCGTCACCACAGCAGCACCAGCGGTAGGGTCACCGCCCGTAGCGGTAAACGTACCCGTCACAACCACATCAGAAGTGCCAATGTTGTTGGTAGCCGAGGAAACCAGCGCAGCGTCCAGCGTAGCGCGAACTGCTTGAGCAGTCGTCAGACCAATTGCAGCAGAAGTCTGGTATGCGGTGGCAGACGATGAATTGCCGAACGTCACGGCCACAGCAGAAACCGAACCGCCAGAGATGGCGGTGGTCTTCTCAACCGTGAAACGCAGGATCTTGGACCCAGCAGGCAGCGTAAACAGATTCTGCGCCGCAGGGGTCTGGAGCATCACCGAGGAGGCGACGTTGGCTGATTGCGTCAGAACCGGCAGGCCGGTGTTGGTCGCGGAGCCGTAGCGCTGAGTGCCCATGCGTACAGGGCCAGAGAAGGTCGAGAAGCTCATGGCTTATTCCTCAAATCTGCGCCCGTCGTCTCTGAGGAGAAGTCTGCCGAGTCAGTCGGCGGGCTGTGGTGAAGCTCGGTTTACAAGAGGGTAGCATAGAGTCGGGGCGGGGTCAAGCCCACTTCTCCAAGTATTTTGCGGCGGACAGAAGCCGATCACGCGCATCACCAAACATCCCTAAACCACGGTTGCATTGTGTACACAACAAACCTCGGATGCGCCCGGTTTTGTGGCAATGATCTACCGGCATACGTCTTGGAGCACCATCTTTGTTTTTGGTAGTTTCTTTTCCACTACATATTGCACAAACCCCGTTTTGCGCGGTCAATAACGCTTCGTACTCCTCAAGCGTTATGCCAAACATCTTTTTTAGCTCGTTACTTTTGGCTTTGTCTGGATTGTTATTGCGCCATTGACGTTGGTAATCTGCAGCACTTTCAGACTTAATGGGCTGTTTCCAATACCAATTACCGTTACCAAGAGGTCTAGAGGTATCTTCGCGTCGTAGCGTATACCCATCTGGTCGTTCACCAACAGCTTCAACAAAAGCCCAAAAGTCCGCTTTCCACTCTGAGCATAAACCGTCTTTTACGCGCTTGTGCCATGTCCAAATTTTGTAAAGCGGATGCTTTTCTCTTGCGCCCCAATCATTTGGGCGTAGGGCATCTAACGATGCATGCGACCTTGTTCTAGATTCATGCTTGCCGCACAGACCCAATGTGACGTTTTTTTGCGGGTTTGTACATCCAGGCACGACACATTCTTTGCGTTGTGAAAGTATGTAAAGACGATAGTGCGTAATGCACAAGTCTCCACGGTACGTTTTTTTGTCACATCCAGAAACAGAACAGGGAGCAGCCGTCTCCAGCCGCTCCCTTTCATAGTGCTTACGGCACAACAATCTAGAAAAAATCTTGTTGCCGCACCCCGCCGATTTGCATTCCATACGACACCCCCAGTGAAGGAGGTATCGTAGTCTGGAATCCGTGAGGTGTCAAGCCCCAGGACTTGCAAACATTCCCAGGGGATCAGAGACGCCGAACGAATACCGCTCTCGCGCCTTGTACCTGTTGTTCCCGGTGTCGAAATCTTGGTCCATTGAAGTAGCCAAAGGCACGCGGACGAAGTGCTTCAGACCGTTGGGCACATCGGTGGTCAGGAACCACGCATTGGTGTCGGTCAAGAAGTGGTTTTTCGTGTAGCCTTCCGGGATCGAACCGTTGTTCTTCAGCGCGTTGATGTCGTTGTCGGTGGTGCCAACGCGCAGGCTGGTTTCCAACAGACGAGTAGCAACGAACTGGAGTTGCGGAGGAACGATCAGCTTGCGGGGCTTGGCAGCGATCAGCAGACCACGCTCGTCGGTCCAACCAGCGATCTGGATCACAGCCGCTTCGAGGGACGTTTCGTTCAGGTCAGCCGCCGTCGCGGGACGGTTGCTGTTGGTGCCGCCAGAGATCAGCGGGTGGGCCGTCGAGAACAGGGCTTGGCCGTCACCGTAGGTGAATGCCGAGTTGAAGCCGTTGTTCAGGATGGACGCCGCCTTGACCTGCTTGGTGAAAGCCATAGCCCGTGCGAGGGACTTGGTGTACCGAGCAGCCAGACTGTCGTACAGGTTGTCTTCCATCGCCTCTTCGGTGATGGAAAAGCCCATAGCGATGGTCTCGTGGTTGTAACGAGCGGTCCAGGCTTCCTGCGCATTGTCATACGCGATGGCTGCACCTTCGTTCTTCACCGGGGCGGCAGAGAAACCAGCAAGCTTGGTCTCTTCTTCAAACGAGCGCTCGGAGGTCTCCGTTTCGTAGATCTCCTTATGCTCTTCACCGTAGGTCTTGTACTCCATGCCAAACAGAGCGTTCAGCCCGGGCAGGAGTTCCTTCAGTAGTTGGGCACGTGAAATTGCCATGATTCACTCCTTAGGCGGTTGTGCTGCTGTAGTAGCCATGCACCAGCAGGTTCATCTTCACCAGAATTTCTGGGTACTGAGTGAACACGATGGTAGAGGCCGAGGGAATGGCAACGACGCTGCCAGGAACTGCGATGGCTGAGTTCAGCGTGACCGAGGTCGCGCCAGCCGAAGCCGCTGCCGTCACGAAGGACGACGTTTGGATCAGTTGCCCGTTAGAAGCAACATACGCCACGCTGGTGCCAATCGGGATCGCCGCAGGCAAGCCAGAACCCGTGAGGGTGATGGTTGTACTAGACGACGAACCCGTTGCCGACACGCTGAAGGCCGTATCTTCAACCACGCCAACACAGCGAACCGGCAGGATCGTAGACACAGGCGTAGCGGTCGGGGCCAGCACGGCGTTTGCCGAGTTGCCCGTGTTCACGTTGCCAGTGTTGTTGATCATGCTCAGGTTCGTGCCTACCATCGCCAGAGCGCCAGAGGCAATCGCCGTGGTAGCAGAGCAAACCACAGCCTTGAACACCGTGTCAGGATCGTCAGCAACAACCGCTGCCGCATCGCCAGCCAGCGTAGACGCGGGCCAGTATTGCGAGAAACGCTTCTGCTTCGTCACCGGGTCGGTGTACGAACAACCGAGGAAAATCCCGGTGACTTGGTTGGAACCCGTGCCGGTCGTGACCGAAGCGCGAGTGATGAAACCACGACTGAGCACCACGAATTCACCGTAGAAGATGTCCGTAGCGTAGCCGTACTGAATCGGCAGGGAACGGGTAGAACCCGCAAACACCTGCCCACCGATCAAATTGATCGGCTTTAGCCCGTAGGGGGCGTCTACCGAGGGGTAGGCCATGTGAGACTCCTAAAGTTTAAGCACCGCGTCCGAACGACACCTCAGACTTGCGCTCTCGGAAAAGAGGCATCCGGGGGTCACTCTCGCGCATGTAGTTGTTGTCCACTGACGCCATCTGCCCATCAGCTTGACGCTGATAAAAGGCGTTCCGTTGTTCAGTGAACTCCTTCGGTGTTTTGCAAAGCATGAGCCCGCCGATCTGAATGCTGTCCGGGAAGCGGCCCGCGCCGGTCTCCGCAACATACGTCTCTGGGTGATCACTGGCCTTGACGGGCTCCCAGCCCTCTTGAAGTTTCATGGAAACATTGCGCGGGTCGGCGTTACCAAGGGTACTCACACGAATCCAGCGCATGGCATATCCAGGCTCCTCATTTACATGGGGAAGCACATCAGGAACCATCCACTGCTTAGGTCTTTCGTCCTTAGCGCGGGTTTCCAGTTCACGGGGATTACGTTCAGCCATTTTGTTTCCTCATTTCTTCCGCTACCGCACGGGCGTACTGCTCATTGGTCAGTCCGAGCCGCTTGGCGATTTGAACTTGTGATTGCGTCAACACGATCTTTCTGGGCGCTGTGCTTCGCGTGGCAGGAGCCACAACCGACGACTTACGCTTCTCAGAGGTAAACGCTTCTGGGAAACGCTTGCGTACACGAGCATTGATCTTCTCGTAGTACTCATCGCTGTTTGTGTCTTCACCGCTTTCCACAAGGTCTTGATGAACTGCCAGAGCAAGTGCAGTCATTTCCTTATCGGCCCCAAACCAAGAATTGGCGTCTTGCCACGCTTTGGCTTTGGAATCAACTCGGACAGTTTGCTCCGGTCGCGGATCGGGTTGTACCACAGTATTTTGTGGTTGTGCAACTGCTGGCTTGAAATTGTTTACTCGCTCTGCTTTGTACTTGGCAGAGGCAAGCGCCTCTTGAGCCTCAACCAAAGCATCAGAATCACCCGCTTCATATGCGGCTTTGAACTTCTGCTTGGCTTGATCCAACTCGTTTTGAACAACTTTCTTGGCTTGTTCAAGCAAAGCCTGCTGCCCCTGGCCCAAACTACCCTGTAGGCGTTTGTTCTCTTCCACGAGGTTCTGAGCAAGGCGCACTGCTTCTTCACGCTCACGCAAAGCCAATTCTTTGGCCCTACGCTCTTCGTGATATCCCTTGGAGAAGTGCTGGATGCGCTTCTTTACCCCTTCGGAGTACTGCGCCAGTTCGTCGTCCGTGACCTCCGCAGGAGCTTCCTTCATGGGCTTGCGCCCACGGTCCTCCTCAGGCGTGTCGTCTACGACCTCAATCTCGGGTTCCCCCTCAATCTCAATCTGAAGTTCTTCAGGCTTTTCCGCTGCAACTTCGTCCGGAAATTTGAATTCTGTCATGTGCTACTCCTTATGCCCGCTTGATGCCGCGTGGATCTTGGACGACTGCCTCAACGCTATCGTCGTTGATGATTCGCCACTCAGTACCGTGGATCTTTAGCCGCGTACCAGAATTGGGACGAACCAGCACAAAGTCACCGACTTTGCACGAAGGCCCACTGGGGAAGCGCAGTGGATCTTTGTAGCAGTCTGGTCCCATCTTGGCGACATACAGCACCGGGCTCATTACCTCTTCAAAGTGCATGGTCTGCCCTGCTTTGACCAGCCCACTTTCGTACTCTTTTTCCGCTTTGGGCAGAACGCAGAGCAAGTGGTAGGTCACCGGATCAGGCACTTGTCGGGCCTTTTCCTCATCAGTTTGCGGCAACACGGTTGTGTTTTG